GTGATGATGAAGGTTTAGACGGTGAATCCTTTCGTGAAAACTTGAAGGAATACGTATACGCCAACCATTACGATGAACACACAGATGATGTTTATACCAGTTGGCCATTGAATGGTTATGAGATAGCGAAGAAAGTATTGAAAGAACTTAAAAAGCAGAAATAATTATGGATGAAAAATTTGTAACATTGGATACTTTAAAGTCGCTGACAGAGAAAGGATTCAGTTGTTATCATTTCCCTACTCAGTCTGTTGCTCAAAAGTGGCTACGTGAAACCAAGAACCTACATATTTCCATCATTAGAAACGCTTGTGGTTATGGTTATGATATATGCAAGGCTGATAATGGAACTTTTATAGCTGCCGGTATATTCGACGGTCCTAACGATGGTGGTCAGTGGGATACTTACGAAGAAGCGTTAGAAGCTGGAATACAGAAAGCGTTAAAACTAATAAAGGTATGAAGAAAATAATGTTCAATGATAGATTTGGCTTAATTCAAGCTGTGTTAGAAGGTCGGAAGACTATGACGAGAAGAATAGTTACTTATCCTTTAAAGTTTAGAGGTGTAAACGTTGCAGGATATTTTGTATGTAAGAGACCTTCTGGTAAAGTCACTGAAATATGTATGTATGACGAAGATGAACGTATGATTGATGGCGGACAAATTCTCCCCAAATATAAAGTTGGCGAAGTAGTTGCCATTGCACAAAGCTACAAGGATTGTGGTAATATTCCCGGTTACGAATTAGACGAAGATGGTTATCCTATAATGCCAAAGAAAAGCGGATTTTTTAACAAGATGTTTGTGAAAGCCGATCTGATGCCCCACCATATCGAAATCACCGACATCAAGGTTGAACGCCTACAGGACATTAGCGATGAAGATTGCATGAAAGAAGGAATTTATAGGCTTGATTCTGCAAATGGGAATGGCGGTATTGCCTATTCTTTCGTTGGTGCTTCCGATAAAAAACATATCGGACTATATAATACTCCTCGTGATGCTTTTTCCGCTTTGATAGACAAAGTTTCGGGCAAAGGGACATGGGAAAGCAATCCTTATGTATGGGTGTATGAATTTAAACTGTTTGATTAATAACAAGATAAATATGAGTGAAATCGAAATTCTAAAAGACCAGATAGAGAGCTTACAAGCTGCTCTTGTTGCAAAGGAAGAAACTCACAAAATAGAGATTTGTAAGTTAATAGAAATAGATTTGAATGATACCGTTAGTGTAGAGCTCACAGAATGGGGAGCCACATATCTTAATGCGATGAATACATTTAAGGAAATGACTACCCCGCAGGAATGTCATTATAAAACTGACTATAAAGCAGGTGATGTTTATAAAAAACAATTTTGGCAGTTGATATTAGAGTTCAAAGATGGGATTAAGTTTGATAAAGAGAAGGCTTTTAATAAGTTGGCAAAAGTAATTAACTAATGATTAAAAATGAAGTAATTATGAAAGAAGATTTCTTGAAAGTAGTATATCAACTACTCAAACGTCAATTTGACGGTATCAACAAAAGTAGTTGGATATGGATTGATTTATTTAGTGATGAAGAATCTGGTTTTGCCTACTTCAAAGAGCAAATTGAGAATGATGAAGATTTTGCCTGTCTTAAAGATGATACCTATTATTTAGGTGAAGAATTAGGCGAGCTTGCTTATGATATATCCTCTGAAGTTGCTTCAAAATTGCGAGGAAACGATTTTTTGCATCTGTGTGAACAATGTATGTTAGAACGATAAATAAAAAAAGTAATGAAAGTACTTAGTTTATTTGACGGCATGAGTTGTGGGCAAATAGCCTTAAAACAGCTTGGTATTATCCCGGAAAAGTACTACGCATCCGAGGTAGACAAGCATGCCATCAAGCAGACACAACTGAACTTCCCGAACACAATTCAGCTCGGAGATGTCAACCGGGTAGATGTATCTCAGTTGGAGCCTATTGACTTGTTGATAGGTGGCAGCCCTTGTCAGTCATTCTCTTTTGCCGGAAAACGTGTCGGGATGTCCACTGCCGACAAAGAGGAGATATACACCCTAAATCGCTACCTGGAATTAAAAGAGGAAGGCATTCAATTCGAAGGAGAGTCTTATCTGTTTTGGGAGTATATGCGTATCCTAACCGATATTCGTAAATACAATCCGAATGTGCTGTTCTTGTTGGAAAACGTAGAAATGGGTAAGAAATGGGAAAGGGTATTAAGCGAGGCTATCGGTGTATATGGTGTGCATATCAATTCCGCCTTGGTATCAGCACAGAATCGGAGGCGCATATATTGGACGAATATCCGGACGAGGAGAAATGGACTGTTTGGTGAGCTGCATTCGGACATACCGCAGCCTGTGGATAAAGGAGTCTTGTTGAAAGATATACTTGAAGATGAAGTGGACGATAAGTTTTATCTGAGTGATAAAATGGTCTCCTGTCTTGCATCAAGAAAGAAAACGGAAACTTTCACCCCCTATAAGTTTGAACCATTTGAATTTCCATTCGCAGTGAAATGTAGGACAATTAATCAACGTGTCCATAAAATGGGGGATAATGACAATTATGTGAGGATTTTAAGGGACGGCATGATTGCAAGAATACGTCGTCTGACTCCTACCGAATGCGCCCGATTGCAAACGATCCCCGATTGGTATAAATGGGAATGCTCCGACACACAGCAGTACCGGATGCTTGGTAATGGTTGGACGGTCGATGTGATTGCGCACATCCTATCCTTCATGAAAGAGAAAATGAATATTAACGTAGCCTGAAAAGGCTCAAAACAAATAAGATATGAGCATAAAGATTGATAAGAGTGCGTATGAGAAACTAATCAAAGAGGATTTAGACTTTCTCAATAAACATTGTCCGAATAGTTTAGAATTAGACCATATTAAGTTAATTGTTTGTAGTTCTATTGATTGGCATTATCCGGAAAAGACTAAAAGTATGTGTCTTAAAGATAAAACAAAGGAATGCAACTTGTGCCACGAATGCGATGTATATGTTCTTAATCCGAGTTATTAATGACGTAAAACAGAATAGAAATGAAAAAAAGGATTAGAAAAAAGATGCTTTCCGACCCAAGCAGATATAAGCTACATCAATATGTAAGATATGCGCATCAATGGGCAAGCTCTATTGATTACAACTGCAAGTTATATGTGATTTTAGAGAGTGGCAAAATTGTAAGAGTCGATTAATTCAAAACATACATAGAGATGAATAAAATAAAGAATCGTAGGCTTGCTCTACGAGCCTATAAAATCAGAGTAAAACAATATCCTTACAATAAGCCGTTGATTGATAGAAACAATCTTGCTTTTGTCCGTAAGGAAAATGATGGAAACCGATGCGATTGTTTCGGGCATTGGCGTAATTATTGGAATACAATACTATTTTAATTGAGAATAAAAATGAAAATAGAGAAAGTAGATATAACAAAATTAAAAACAGTTCGTCATTATGCTGAACTAAAAGGAGTTGTCAGGGAAACAGTAACATCATGGATTAAGAATAAAAAAATTCCATATGTTAAAATTGATGGAGTATATTTTATAATTATGGAGGATGAAAAATGAAAAGAGAAAACTTAAGGAAAGCATGCGATCTTGATAAAAAAATTGATACCATAGACAAATTAATCAATGTTAAAGTATTAAATGAAGGTACTGATGAATGATGTAGCACATTGCACTGGAGAAAATTGTCCAATCAGAGATGTATGCATGAGATATCAGGTATATATTAAATATAGTAACGAATTAACTACAGAAATTGGTATGTTTGTAGAACCGGGATACATTGGATATTATTGTAATAATTTTATATTTAAAAACGATGAATGAAATTGTAATAAAAACTCGTATTGATAGTGATTTTATAAAAAGCTTTATTCTTTTATCAGGAGGTGATAAAGAAATGGTAAATATTATCGATTCATTTAATGGCGAAATGGAAATAGACATAGATGAATTGGGTAATAAGATTAAAGGTATAATGGAATTAAAAGTGGCATTATCTGCGATTGTTATATATAAACTGGCTGAAAAAAAAGAGGCAAAAGAAAATGAAACTAAAATTTAATAGGAAACAATTATTAGAAGCTATCGAAATTGGCGGTAGCTTCTCCGGTAACAAAAAAATACTTCCAATATTAGAGGACATAAGAGTTCAAATTAAGGAGAATAAGGCATGGATCTTATCATATGATAATCAGAATGCTATAAAAACGGTATGTCCTGTTGAGGCAGATGTTGAAAATGGTATTTTTTGCATTAACAAGAATAATCTTGTAAGTTACATATCTCTTCTATCAGATGAATATATTTCTATTGAAATAATAGAGAAATTAAGTTCAGTAGAAGGAGAAAAAATAATTTCATCTACTATATCCACAGATACTGGATCTGTAGTTTTTCCATGTGATGATCCAAATATGTATCCGAAATTAAATAGCGATAAAGGGTCTGATGCTTTTGATATTCAAGCTGATTTACTTTCATATTGGATAAATAATAGCAACCAGTATCTTGGTGATTTAGATGATATGAAACTTTCTATGGGATGTCTAAATATTGATATCATAGAAGGGAGAGTCAATGTATTTGCATCAGATGGATTTAAAATGTATCATGATTCTATGCAATTGGAAAATAACAATATCACAACTCAGTTTGGTATTCCAAAGAATTCTTTTGGTGGTATTGTAAAAGCCTTAAAAAAAGAAGATAAGGTCACTATTAAAAATGGAGAAAATAATATTATTATTATTTGTGACAATACAATGATAATGGTCAGAAAATTGGAATATAAAATGCCCAATTTCCATTCATTGCTCAAATATCCGATCTTGTTTAAAATTACAGTTAATAAAAAGCAAATATTGAATTGTCTTCAAAAGGCTGCTAATATTCAAGACTCTAAATACAAAGGAATTGTTAATTTTGCCTTTAGTGAAAAAGGTCTTAATATTTCTTCTGAGAATTGGGAAGGAAACATAAAAATGAAAGATTTTATAGAGGCTGATGGAGGATCTAATATTTCTATAAACTTTACGATATCATATATAATTCCTACAATAAATGGCATTAATTCTGAGAATGTTATATTAGCTGTTACTGGAGAAAGACAGCCTATATTCATTGAAAATCCGGATGAAGATACGGAAATTGCGCTGAATAGTCCTTTTATAGCTTAAATTATGTTATCTATAAGGGTTTATCCAAAATAATATCTATATTTGTAGAGTGGGATAGGTTTTGCAGTTTGCCTTTCCCACTATTTAAAAATAAGCGGATAGTTCGGAGTCATGACCGAATGATAAGAGGATTGTTCCATTAACTCTTCCGCTTGTTTATTATTAACCAATGGAACATCAATTCAATTATATGGAACATCAATTCAATGTACAATTAGCAAAAGAATATGGAATAGAAGAAGCCATACTTATCCATAATATGTTTTTTTGGATAAATAAAAATGCTGTTAATAACAAACATCTCTACGATGGACATTATTGGACTTATAATACCCAAAAAGCATTATCTGATTTATTTCCATATATTCATGAGACTAAAATACAGAGAAGTTTAAAATTTCTTTGTGAATGTGACTTTTTAATTAAAGGAAATTTTAATAAAAATAAACTTGACAGAACGTGTTGGTATGCATTTAGTGATAAAGCGATTTCGATTCTTCAAAATGAAGGTTACGATATTAGCAAAATGAAGAATGCAAATTATCAAAATGAAGCGACAATACCATATAGTAAACATACAGATAGTAATACATATAAAAAAGAAGATACTAACGTATCTAAGAAAGTGCTTTTTTATCCGACAGAAGAAGAGAAATCAGTATTTGAAGAATTTCGAAAAAAATATCCCGGTGCTAAAAGAGGTCTGAAAACAGAATTGGATTTATTAGTAAAGAAGCATAAGGATTGGCATGATGTTATTCCAATACTAAACAAAGCAATAGATGCTGAAAATAGAAAAAGGAAAGAAGCAAAGGATGCTGATTCTTTTTATCCTAATCCTAAGAATCTTCAAACATATATAAATAATCGCTCATGGGAATTATTTACTGATGAACCTGACTATGATGAAAATGAATATCATCCTAACACCAATGGCTCAGATGTTCGATGGAATGAGCCATCACAAAGATATATATGCTTTTATCCGTGGGCTTTTGATAATCTTTGTGATGGATATACAAAAGATACTCGACCGGATAATGCAACAGTATTTTGTCAGGGACGGAAATATGTATGGAATAAGGAACAACAAAAATGGGATCATGATTAATGGACGTTAATGAGATAAAAAGGACTCTTTCTGTATTTAGGGATTCTGATACAGATTTATTTGAGATTAGATTATTCAATCCTCTCAACAAATATGATATTTATTCCGGCATATTTAGAGATGCAGATAAGGCAATAGAAAATATATTGCGTTTTGATGATAAATACAATATTTACTTTATCTTTAATCAACTAAAAGATGCTATGGATGGCTACCCTCAATATAACAAAATGATTAAGGGTTGTGAAGCTATAAAAGATAATGATATCAAATATAGGAATTGGGTATTAGTAGACTTAGATCCAGTACGAGAAGGAGGTGTAAAGGAAATAGCTACGACTGATGAAGAATTAGAAAGAGCAAGGCAGATGGCTTTGTCTGTTAGGAGATTTTTGAGAGAAAGAGGATTCTTTTCTCCTATAGTGTCTATGTCAGGAAATGGTTATCATCTAATGTTTAAAGTTGATAAATTAGAAAATACTCCTGAAAACACATTGATATTATCTAATTTCCTTAAATATTTGGGAAGTAAATTCACTGATGAATATGTAGATGTAGACTTGAAAGTCTTTAATCCGGCAAGAGTTACAAAATTGTATGGTACATATTCAAGAAAAGGAGGAAATACACCTAAAAGACCGCATAGGTTAAGTAAAATACTTGTTGTACCTGAATGCATACAGTCTAATGATATATCATTATTTAAGAATTTGGCAGATATGTTACCTAAGACTGAACCTATAAATAGGTATAATTTAGGGAATAGGGAGCAATTTGATATAGATAATTTTATATCCAATTATGGTATAAAAGTTCATAAGGATATAACAATGGGCGATGGAACAAGAAAAATAGTCCTGTCTGAATGTCCATTTGATCCATCTCACAAAGCTCCTGATTCAGCTATTTTTGTATCTAAAGATGGTATAGGATTTACATGTTTTCATAATTCATGTAGTCAGTACACATGGCGAGATTTAAGATTGAAATTTGAACCTAATGCTTACGACATTAAATCGCAAGCACATAATACTGCTATCCCATATCAAAGAAATCAATATACGTCTAAAAAGGAACAGAAGGTAAAAGAAGAGAGTCCTGAATTAGGCAAAAAATGGTTTAGAATGAAGGATATACCTAAAATAGATTTGAATAATATCATCAGTCTAAAAACAGGGTTTCACTCTTTAGATAGGGCTATTGTAGGACTAAATTTAGGTGAGGTTTCCCTACTTTCAGGTACTAATTCAAGTGGTAAATCATCATGGTTGAATACATTGATATTGAATGTTGTGAACAATGGTCATAAAGCAGCATTATGGAGTGGAGAACTTGTACCGGGAGTATTAAAAACATGGCTTGAAATGGTTGCAGCCGGAAGGGAGAATTTATTAGAATCAAGAAAGAATATTGGGAAATTTTATATAAATCCATCTGTCATAGATAAGATAGATAATTGGCTTGATGATAAGTTTTTCCTTTATAACAATGAATATGGAAGCAAATGGGCGCAACTATTTAATGATATGAAGGAAATGGTTGACAATGGTGTAGAGTTGCTTATTTTGGATAATCTTTTTACTCTAGATATTGATCTGTTTGAAGGAGATAAGAATAACAAACAGAAAGAGCTTATTTTGCAGATATGCGAATTTTCTAAGAAGAACAATATACATCTGATATTAGTATGTCATCCACGAAAACAGGTAGACTTCTTAAGAAAGGATTCTATTAGCGGTACGGCTGATTTAACTAATGCTGCATCTAATGTATTTATCATTCATCGTGTTAACAAGGATTTTGAAAAAAGAGGGGGAGAGTTTTTTGGAAAAGAAGCGATAACAGCAATGATGGACTATGGCAATGTATTAGAAGTAGCTAAAAACAGAATGTATGGCATTGTCGATTATATGTGTGGAATGTATTATGATATTCCTAGCAGACGTTTTATGAATGAAGAAAATGAGAATATCCATTATGGTTGGGAAAATCCTTCTCCGGCTATTCCTATTTTCAAAGAAAATAATGATCATATATATAATGGCTATCAACGAGAATATTCAAGCGATAATTTACCATTCTCGGAACCAACGGATGAATTACCATTTTAAAAGAATAACATTATGAATAAAAAAGCAAAAAAGTATATCGAGGATAATACTTTAGATTTGAACAAAAATGAGAGAATGGATACAACGGGATATGTTTCTTTAGCGGTGTCTATTGGTAAAGCATATGGAGCATTAGCTATAGTAGAAGATGATCTTATAGCAAAGGTAGCAGATGCATGGGATTATATGTCAGAAATGACTAGATTTGATATACCGACTGATGTTATGATTAAGGCAAAAGATATATTTATTTCTAAATTGTTAGAAGATGAAGAATAAAATACATTGTTTTGTAAATCATATATATCCAAGAAAGTTATATGTGGTTATTACAGATTCGGCTTTATTTATTAATGAAAATTTCGAGAATAGGGAAAGTGATGATGGTAAAATAAGTCAAGAGGATTTTGATAATAACAAGGCTATAACTTTTAGATGCTCTTCCTGTGACAATGGTGATTATGGCATCTGTGTCGTTTTTAGAAAAAAGGAGTATATGACTGTTAAGGATATGGCGCATGAAGCATTACATGTAGCTACTGCAATACATAAAGATTTAGGAATGTCTATGGGATTTAATATTGGTGAAGATGAGACTTGTGCATATATTGTAGGATGGGCTACCGATTGTATTAACCAAGCAAAAATTAATAAAATTTGATATGAAGATAATATTCCTCGACTTTGACGGTGTGATAACCACATTAAAAAGTAATTGGGCGATTGATAATGAAAAGGTCGAACTAGTTAAACAGATTTGTGATGCAACCGGAGCTAAAATTGTGATTTCTTCTTCTTGGAGAAGATATACTTTGGAGCAGACATTAGAAAAAATCACAAATCAAGAAAAAGTTTACGGACATAATCCTTTCCCGTATCCCGAATATATTGTAGGCATTACTTCAAGAATGTATGGTTTCAAATATGGAGAAAGAGAAACACATTATGCTGCATGTCGTGGTTTAGAAATCAATCAATGGTTAAAAGAACATGAAGATGTGACCAATTATGTAATCCTTGATGATGATTATGATATGTTGCTTTGTCAACGAAGGTATTTCATTAAAACTCATACTTTACGTGGAATATCTAAACGTGACGTAATAAAGGCAATCAAAATTTTGTCTAGTTGATTAATTTATTTATTTTTGTGCATTAATCATTTTCAAGATGACTGATTTAAAACAATTTAGAGAAAATTCAATAAAAAGAAGTCTTTGTGAAGGTTATACTGATAAATGGTCAGAACATAAAACCAAACGAGAACTTTTCGAACTTGCTTGCGACTCAAATGCCGTTTCATATATGGCGCAGTCTATTAGTGAGGGTTGGGGACTTTCTCCACAATACATATCAGAGAAATTTAAGCCATTTATAAATGGGAAATATATCTGTGAATATAAGAATGCTAAGGGCAATGGATATTCTAGTGCTATGGTTTGTGAATTTAACGAAAATGCATTTGATGTATCGACTACCTTGCTATGTGTTATAGATTCAAATACAACTCTTAAAATAGCAGATTATCTTATATGTAAAATTTATATTGTTGGGAAATCTCAAATTAATATTGAATTAGGACAAAATTCCCGGTGTTATTTATATCTATATGGTGGAGATCCATTGATTACTGGTGATGTAATCAATACAAGTGTTATAATTAAAAGATATATGGGAAAGGAGGAGTCAAATGGCTAATTTTTATATGAAAAAAGTTGGTGAGGATACCGAATATAATATAGAAAATCATTGGAACGGACTTCTATATAAACAATTTAAAGGTCTTTCAGATTACGGGAAAATAAAATCCGTATATACTGAAAGTTTTGCTGAAACAGATAAATTGAATTATTATCAAGCAAGCAAGCCAATTAGAGAAAATACTGATCTTGAATTAACACTAGTTTTCAAAGGAGACAATCGTAGAGCAACTTACGATAATTTCGTAGAATACATTAGTTCCGGGGAAATCATTTATCATGATGATGTGCGTAACAAATATGTTAACTTTATACTCATTGAAGCGATTACTCCTTCTGAGGATCAACTTTATGGTGATATTAAATATATTATTGCTACATTTAAATTAAAAAATATTAATGGTCAAACAAGAAATACACTTTAAAAATGAAAACATTAAAGCAGATTAACGAGCATTTGTTATCAAATGCTTATGATGAAGCAACTAAGTTAAAAATACCTTTTTATTTATATAATAAAGGGATAAAAGAGGGTAAGATTATCTTTCAAAGTCCAAAGACTTTTGATGATTTTCAAAAATGGTTCGAATATAATGATGCAGAAAAGTTTAAAGCTCCATTAGCAGATATGTCCAAAGACGATTCAAGATCAATAGATGAAGATATTGATAATTTCAAACATACTAAAAGTAAATTTAACTCAAAAGATAGACAAGAACTTGAGCTATTAAAAAATAAATTTGCTCATACTTTGGCTGAAAAGGCTAATAATCTAATTCAAGTAATATTTCATGGTACACGAACTGATATAGATCAATGTATGAGAGAATGTAATATATATGTTGATATGATTGATATCATTGATACTATGTTAGATGAATAAATATTTGCCATATATAGTAATTGGTATCCTTGTTTTATCATGGATAGTAACCTTCTTTCTAGATCAGTCGAAACCCTCAATGAAAACTATCTATAAAACGGATACCATTACTATTTATAAAACAGATACAATAACAATTGAATCTCCTAAATATAAATATAAAAAAATAATTGATACGTTATATGTTTATATTAAGGATTCCAATAAAGTATCTCTGCCGATTGAAGAAAAATATTACAAAGAGGAAGGGCGATATGAGGCATGGATACGTGGTGTAAATCCTTCATTAGAAAAGATAAACGTCTTTAATAAGACAATTGAAAAAAAGGTAACGAATACCGAAATAAGAACTATTTATAAAAAATCGTGGAATGGCTATTTAAACGCTCAAATTTCGAACTATGATTCTAAAGTGATACCTAGTATTAACTTGACCATTAATTCGCCAAAATCACTTTCGTTTGGAGCAGGCATCGGAATATATCAGAATAAGCCATTATATAATTTTCAAGTTGGATATAAATTATTTGGAAAATGAGAAATGTAACAGAAGAATCTCTATTTGAGATGTTGACAACGGCAAAATTGCCGCAATTACCGGAAATTAATAATCCGGATAAAACATGGGTTAAAGCCATAGTAAAGATACTGCGTAAAACAGGAAAAATCGACTATGCCATAGCTGAACATGATTTGTTTTCATACGATGAAGTCCGAGTTTTAAAAGAAATCGGAGGAGTAGGAGTATATCATGAATTACTCGGAATATATCCATATGTATACCTTACTGAAAAATACATTCCGGAAGTAAAGAATAAAAAGGACATGATTGATTTTATTCTTAGCCGAAATCCGGATATGAATGAGGCAGAAGTTAATGCCATGAAAAAAGAAGAAGTCAAGAAATATTTCCTTAAATGCTGTATTAAAGAACAGATTACCCGTATGAATACATGGCGTACAATGAATGCATATCAGCTAGGTCAGTTTGAACCGGAAATATCTAAAACCTCTGAAGTTATTTCTTCTAAAGAAAAAAATGATGAAGAAGAAAAAGAAGGAGTAGTAGAAGAAAATAAATCAGAAATAGAAAATGAAACAGAAGGAGATAACAAATCGGGAAACCCTGCAGAAGACTTTTAAATCAAAAATACAAAAGTTAAAGGTACTTTGTAATGATGCTCATCATGCAGAGAAATTAATTAATGATATAATTTCTATTAAAGGTCAATTAGATATTAAGCCTACTTTAGTATATCTTCAAATAGATGATATAGTAAAAGAGTATGATTTTGGGCATTTTAAGTTGATCTTAATGAAAAATTGTATTGTTGTAAAGGTTGCCGGATTCGAAATGGTAGTGCATCCAATGCAAAAGACATTATATAAGCAATTACAATATATCATAAATACTCATGAAGATGATAGCGGATTATCTGATGAAGAAAAAGATGCATTTCCAACCTTTATTAATGCAACAATGTGTCTTATTATGACACCATTAATATGCTTTTGTAACGATGAACTTTGGCAAGATCTTGCTTATTATTTTTCTAAAAAACAAAATGATTTTTTTGCTAAAAAATTAGAAACACCATTACAGGATGAAACTCCTGAAGAAGATACAGAATTTAACAATGTTGTTTCAGCTATTGAAGATTTCAAAAAAGAAGCTATAAAGGAAGAAAATGGAAAACAAGAAGGAACAGAAAATATGGAGTGAAAGCTCTGTAACTCCATTTCCGGGTGGATGGATATATCCTGATCATCCGAACGCAAATGTTGAATATATAGAAGCTTTAAACTACCAAGAAGGAGGCACACATTATAAAAAATATGCAATCCAACCAATAGAGTACATTCATGCTAATAAACTTGATTTTTTTCAAGGAAGTGTGGTTAAGTATATTACGAGGTTCAGAGATAAAAATGGACTTGAAGATTTGAAGAAAGCAAAACATTTTATAGATTTATTAATTAATTTGGAATATAACAATGACCAAAGCGGTTCGGATAAAGACAACCACGAAGGTAGTCAAGAAGAACAAATCTTCGGCTGCAATAAAACCGAAACTAAGAAGTAAGGCTCCGGGATTATTAACCGAAAAGGTTGTACTAGTAGTAAATAAAAAGAAGTAATGAATAGAATTATAGTTCGATTTACAATTTTCTTTATTGCTATATACATGATTGTAGTGTATATAAATGCATGGAATGGTGTATTAATCAACGCTGACTGGTACGTCATTTTATTGGATTATTGTCTATTTATACTTGCATCGGAAGATAAGAAATTCCATTGTAAGTTTGCAAGAGCTATTCCAGTTAATATGGTATTTACTGACTCTATAGCTTGCATTGACAATGCATATGATATTATTCCTAATACGGAAATTTATCTTTGGTTAGTAACATCTACATGGATAGTTTCTATAATAATTACAGTAATACTCGGTATTGCTCATTTTAGAAAAGTTCGTAAACTTAAAAAAAGAGAAAAAGAATTATGAGTACAAGTTCAAATAAGATTGCAAAGATTAAGGCTGAGGCATATGATTTAGTCAAAGATGAGATCGGAAAGCTATCCGGTATTAAGAAGTTTCTATTTGAAACTCTTTTCTCTAGACTCTTTGACATATTTACGGAGGATTGCAGTGATAACGATTTAGCACAAGCAATTAATAGTATTGAAAAAGTAAACAGCGAATATGTACGAGAAGATGATTTTCTTAACTACGATTCTGCCATGCGAATACTTCATTATTCTTCTAATAGAGTTGGCTTCAGTAATCTCATGAAGAAAAAGGGTATTAAACAGCATAAGTTCCGCAATCAGAAGATCGGTTTTAAAAAGTCCGAGATTTTGGCACTAGAAGCAGAGCTTGCTATTGAAAGGGAAAAGACCAAGAAAGAAAAGAATATAGTCAGGTCAAAAACAAAAAGAGTAGAAAAACCAAAACTCTCTAGAATGGAGAAGTTAGCATAATAATGAAAGGGGAGCTTGATACTCCCCTTTATTATTAATAACGTTTTATTTCAAAATAAAAATCTCCATCATAATAAGTACTATTGTCAACTTTTATATAAAAATAAATTTTCTTTGTAGAGTTATCCCAATTTGCTGAAACATAAAATTGTCTATATGAAGGCCTAATCCTCGGTGTCGTTAATATATAACAACTAGTATCATTTACTTGATCTTGATTCCAATCGCTTGGAATTGTTAATGTTACCATTCCTGTAGATGATTTAGATAATGAAGGTGTATTATTATCATAAGATGAAAATTGTGCAAAACGATAATAACTTCCTTCTGTCTGAATTAATCCACAACATATAATACTTGGCATCATTCCCCAAAAACCATTTCTCTTAGTCATTATTCCATATCTGCTAAATCCTAATCCAAATAGCGAATTTTCTGCATTTAAACGTATTGTGGGTAGTCCGCCTTGTTCTCCATTATAAACAGTAAATTTATTATTTCCTGAAGTACCTAAAATCAATCCATTTGCAAAGTAATTTGAAATGTATTTATTTGCAGTGATTATAGGAGTTAAACTATTCATAGAGAAAGACACACTACTTTGATATCCTACCATAAATCTAAGATCAAACGAGATAACATTATATCCTATTTCTGTCAATATTACATCTCTAGTAATATTATAAGAAGGATTACTACCACTTCCATATGTCTCTCCATATATTTTTTTTGTACTAATAAGATTTTTCAAACTTGAATCTGAATATGTTTTAACATTAAGGTTAAACCATATATATTCATCAGCATACATATGACTAACTGAGATATTAAAATTGCATGTCATATTAATTGCTGCTGTAGTTTGAAATGGTTCAGATATTACTATTGTTCCATAATTTATAGAAGAAGAGCTTTCTGCTGAGAATGGTAGAGTTTTAATAGTTATTGTTGGAGTAGAAGAAGCAAAAAAATCTTCCGGATTTTCTTGTGTTTTACCATCATATATAGCAACAGCATTTCCTTCCGCATTAAAAAAAGTCATTGATGCATCAGATGGACTTATAACTATTCTTTGACCATCTTCATCACCAATGATATTCTCTCCGTTTTCAGTTACTCTCCATACATTATTATTATCTATTCGAAGGAATATACTGCCTGAGAAAGAAGGAGCACCATCTGCTGTCCACGAAAATTTACCTCTAGCAAAAAAACCACTACCATCAGGATTAATCTGATATACTGTTTCTCCGGCTTCATCTACACCCATAAGTTTTCCATTAACAGCAAAGAATCCTCGTTCTCCATCTGTACCGGGCAGATCTCCACCTATACGTACCTTTAATGTATCATCCCAATTTTTTGTATAGATGTTAGTCATTAAATCAATTTTAGGCTCACCATTGTCTACAGACATATAAATAGCCGAATGTCGGTTAGCGTATGCAGCATCTCTAGAAGAATTACCAAACTGTACAATTTCATCTCCTGCTTCCGGAGGATTTACCACAACACCATCTGATCCTGAAGTAAATTCACTCATAAGAACATTAATATAACCTTGATGTACGCTAGATACTTCTACATGATATTCCTTATTCCCTTTTTGGCAGCGAATAAAATCATGTTCAAATATAGTATTTACCTCATCTTCTATTTCAATACGATAATACCCTTTACCTCCTTCTGTATAAGTATCAACATGCTTAATTTTCGCATTTCCTTGAGTAATCGCATAACTTCCTCTAATGGCACGTATCTGAGAAATGATAAGTTCAAATGCTGTTAATGATTTTCTAATCATTAATTCATCAGCTTCAATCTTATAAAATCCATCGTCTGTCTTCCATATTTTAAAGCCATGACCGGAAAAACCGGAATCAAAATCCTCAGTCATCTCTGCTGCCCCGTTTGGCAATGTTCTTCCTGTTTTTTTTGTGGAGTAGACTGCTCTTTCTACTCCACTGTCATATGTATATGCCATTATGTATTATTTAAATAAAAATTTAGTCCATGCGAAATAATTGCTATTTTCTAGATAATTATTATCTTCCTCAGAAAAACGGGCTTCTTGTTCAAAAGAAACGCTTTTATATATATCATGTGCCGTACACCCATCATCTAAAATAGTAGAAATCAAAAAACGAATCCCATATTCTAAGCCATACCAAATATAAAAGACTACTGCCGCAAATAATAAATACCATGCCGAATAACCAAAGATCAATATTCCAAGCCAAATCAGTATTCCTGAAGCAATAGCTAATTCAGTCCATTGACGAGCATGTGTGCATTCATGATTAATAACGGCTTGTTTAAGGGAACGATATTTAGTAAATACCCAAGCCATAATAGTAATTGTAGAAAACTGTGGAAATAAGATAGCCTTAGCTAACCATGAGTTATAAAATACTTTCTTCATCTTTTTTACTTTTAAACGTTAATATTTCAGGATAATCTTTAGTAACATCAAATGTCTGTACTTGTTGAACAGTAGCAAATTCTTTTATAATAGCCAAATGTTCTTCAGTCGTATCATTGCAGTCAATAGCGTATAATTCTATTTTTTTAATCATGTCTAAAGCAAAGTCTACTGGAAGAGGATGTTTTTTATTGTTAAACCAAATTTTTGTTTCGGTTCTTCCTGCATCTTTTTCTATGTTAATGGAGTTGATTAATCCTGCTCGATCTGCTTTATTAAGCCATCCGGATTCCCCATCAAGTATAAAACAGTTTACCTTGTCAGAAGAGTCATAAGCATTAATTTCTATTTCCTTCATTTGTACTGCTTCTTCTAAGGTATATACATGTTGTCTCAGCATTGGATACCCATTAGAATCTTCATGGATTTCCAAACCATTCTCCTGCCCAGTCAAAAGCTCTCTCCAGTATTCATCTGTTATTTCTAGGCTTCCCTCTACAGGTTCATCGTAAAAGCCTTGTTTCCAATACATCATATCTCATATTTTTTGTAAAAATACTATTTTCAAATATAACTTCCAAATCCTTCGGCTCCTCATCAAGTTACTACAAGCTTCCGGATGGGTTGCTGATTCAGTGGGGGACAATTGCAGGTGGAGTAGGTATTAAAACTATATATATGCCTACTACTTTTAAAACTGCATATTATACTATACAATTCACGGGAGAAGCTGTTAATCAAACGGAAAAAATCGTATATTCTCCTATGTTTTACTCTAGATCAGGTTCTTCGTTTTCTGTTTTAACTAGATATATAGCACAAGGCGGCAATGTTAATGAAACAGCATGGAATTTCACATGGTTAGCTATAGGTAATTGGAAATAATTACTTCCATCTACCAATAGCAAACCAATAAAAACTAATACTAAATCCCCCATTGTCGGAATCATTATTATGGTAAACGGAATCCATTGTGAAAGAGCTTACACTTTTAGTATATATATCAAAAGAATACATGTAATTACTGTGTACAGATCTAGTTCCAGTTAAATGCACAGAGTAATAAGTATTAAAAAAGGATATTGGATAATATATCACTTTGCCTATACCTGAATTAGTGCTATACCCCCACTGAATCAGCAACCCATCCGGAAGCTTGTAGTAACTTGATGAGGAGCCGAAGGATTTGGAAGTTATATTTGAAAAATCTGATTTTACTAATGATATTCTTGCCCATTTATCAGTAGATAATGTTGGATCGATATAGAATATTTCAGTATCAGTATAACTTGTAACTACCCATGATAGACAAGTTAAATCATCCGCTAAATGGCAGTTTAATACTCCTGTACCAAATTCAGCCATCTGATAGTTATATAATATTTGTTTTCCTTCTCTTACAGCCGTCACAATTCTTCCTACTTCTGCAAATTCTGTAGAAGTAATAGTTCGACCATTTGATATATTAAAAATATCAAGAGTAGTTGTATATGAGTTCAATCCCCCACCTAAAATATTAATATTACCACTTCCAAGTAGACTCTGTCCTCCTACAGTCTTAATATTTGTTCCCGAAACAAGATTTGCTTGCTTGCCATTTAGTGCAGTAGTGATAATTTTATTTTGCAATGGATTAGTGCTAGTAGTCGATAAGGCTGAGTCAACTGTTATATTTGTAATTGTAGGTTTATTAGTTAAGTCATTATATGAACCGGAAGTTGCAACTGCTGCAAAATTAGGTTTATTGGAAACATTTACCCATGCTACTGAGGCTGCTGATCCTGATACATTAATATTCCATGTGCCACTAGCACCTAATCCGGTTTTAGATGGTGCATAGTTATTGTAGTTAAGAGCACTTAATAAAGTAGTCTTAACCCAATTAGCTTCTGTTGTATTGCCTTTTGCACCTGACATTATATATGCTTCAGGAGTTGAAGTTTTTCTTACTCCAATTGCAGTAACATAAGGAACATCATTACCAGTATAACTGTCCATTAATATGAAATCCTTATAGTTAGAGTCAGTACCAACAACAGTATTCATCATGTTAAATCTAATATTCCCTGATGGTATATAAGATGGCGGTTGTTTTCCTCCACTTCCTGTATATGATCCATTGATTAAATTTGTAGCTTTAGATAATTCGGCTTTTCCTGTAATGCTTATTGCCCAAGTCCCTGTTGCTCCCGTCCCTGTTTTTGTAGGTACATATGATGTATAATTCCCCGTATGAAGAATTATATTTGATGCAGTCGTTATAGCACCTAATACTCTATTAGGTTTAAATCGTAATTCTCCATTTAATGCATATAAAGAATCAACATGAGTAGAATCTCTGTAAAAATTGATATATTCACCGTCACTATCTGATGCATCTTTAAAATATATACCATTTACACCTACAATATTCGAATTTCTCATATCAAGACCACCTGTGGAGCCATCATCTGCAAATACGTCTGCTGCCATTGATAGCTTCCCTGATGTTCTAATTACATTTCCGCTTAAAGATACAAAGGCATTGTTTACTTGCGTCATTGTATATGCATCCGAAATTCCATATCCCGATAAGGTAGTTGGTTTAGAAGTTATCTGAGAAAAAGAATAAGTGAGATTGACATTTCCTGATCCTACAATACTTTGACTGTTAATCGTTTTAATATTAGTACCTGACACAAGTGTATTCTGTTTGGAATTTAAGGCGGCAGTTATCACCTTATTCTGAACAGCATTGGTACTTGTTGTGCTCAATGCAGTATCTATACTTATAGATGGTATATTGGCGATAATAGCCATTATCTCTTCAATATTATCAGCATTGGTTTGTATGCTACTATTGGCATTATTAATAGCATTTGTTATAACCCTATTCTGTACAGGATTTACCGAAGTTGTACTAAGAGAGCTATCTACGATAACGCTTCCGCCACCACCTCCTCCACCGACAGGTATATTTACATTGACTGCGCCTGATCCGTCATATGTTGCAGTTACTGCTCCGGAAAAGGTTAATGCATATGGATTTGCTAATTTAGTAGGAATAGTCGGTTTTCCCGATAAATCTGAATAATTACCGGAAAAAGGAGTAAAATTAACCCATGCTTTATTTCTTCTAGCATAATATAAATTATTGCTAGGAGCTTCTGTAATTTCAATAAGAGGATCAATGTATTCTTGTGTCCATGTCGTAGCTCCGGCAAGTTTAGTTAAAATCATCCTCTTGTATGCAGGTTCGTTAACTGTGCCATCAACATTAGCTAAATCAGCTAATGTAATATCAGTTGGTGCTGCTTGTGTCTCTGCTGTTTCTATAATCCCGTTTTCTCCTTGTTCAAGGATAGAATTTCCTCCTTGTTCAAAAATTGATTGAAGGTTAGCATATGAACCTTTCACATAAATACCATTATTGAAAGTAATATTTCCATTTGCTATATCATCAATATCTTTTCGAAGGAATTTCTCTGTATCAATATCTTCCAGTTTCTTTTTGTCAGCCGGAGACATTAATCCTCTACTTGTTGTTGTAACCAATCGCATTACATCGGTAAAATGAGACAATGAACAATGTCTCATAAACTTTGTAGCAGAATTGCTTATATATACGACATAATCAATAGATGAGCTATTATCTACTCCGGCATTAGTAATTGGATACCGCATTGTAAGGTCTCCATTCTCATCTCTCTTGGCAATTGAATTCGGAGTAGCTCCTGTTGAGGCTTGATATGAATCTAACTTAGTTTTATCTGCTGCAGACATTACTCCTGCATTACTTGTAGTAGCAGCATTTATAGTTAATGATTCTGATGATGATGTCCCTGCAAAGTTCTTATATGCTTTAGTCAGTGATATGGCAGTGGCAGTATAAGATGCTGATATATTTTGCATGAATTTATCTGAAGCAGGAGTAATGGCATTGAAGAAGGAATATGCTCTTTGATAAATAGTTTTTCGGCTTCCTGCATATTCAGAATATAATTCTTGTCCTTTTCCACCATCAAATGCTGTACCGGATATAGTACCAATAATAAGTCCTCCGGTATTCAATGTAACATATGCTGTACCTGACCATCTGAATTGATATGGAGGTTTGCCGGATGAAACATCAATGTATATCTTTCCTGTTTCCGGAACTACTGCAATCGTTTTAGATGAATCTGTATATAATTTAACATTTGATATAGTTCCAGTTGCTGATTGATCATATGTAGCATACACATCCAATACATCATCGACATAGGAAGGAAGATTACTGCTAGGAACTAATCCTGCTGTATCCAATACAAGAAGACCATTAGCTGTATTTTTCTTGTTCCATGCTGTAGATATTGGCGTTAATTTAGTATTTATATCAGTAATGGAAGCTGTTATAACCCTATTTTGTAGAGGATTTGTAGATGTAGAACTTGTTGCACTATCTACTGTTATAACAGGTATATTTATATTGCCGGAACCTAACAAAGATACACTATTAATGGTCTTTATGCTAGTTCCGCTAACCAAAGAGTTTTGTTTGGAATCTAAAGCATTGGTAATTACTTTATTTTGAACGGGATTAAGAGAAGTAGTGCTCAATGCTGAATCGACAATGACCTCACTTGTCTTCACAACAAATTTACCGTCCTTTAAGATATAATCCTTGTCTTCATCTAAGACATGAACAATCATACCTTCTTTTCTACGGGACGCAATAATTGCGTTCATATCTGCAACTGTTTTCTCACTTCTATAGCCTCCTTGTCCATATGTTTCACTATGTGTAGCGATGATATCCTGCGTTGTAAACGGAGTTATCATGGAGGCGACATTGGTTCCGGGTATATCTGCCATGACTGTTTATTTGAATGATATGTATAATTTACCGTACTGTATAGTATTTAATCTCACAACTTTGTAAGCTACCGTATAACCTTGTGCATTGACTACATTTTGATCAGTAACAACTATGTCTGTATTTCTAAACTGACCTACCCATACTTCAAGTCCTGAATAAATGCTTGCAGGAATTACATAATATGGATAACGACCCCCTGTGCAATCAAATAGGGACTCGCTCATAGTTCTACTATTAGCCCATGCCCATCCGCTTAATGCTAATATTTCATCATTTGTTAAAGTCGTATTTGGAGAAACTCCAAAATACTTTTTACTGAGAAATGAATATGATGCCGATCTAGTCACTGATTGAGAATTATAATACGCTATTACAGTATATGATTTATTAGATGTAATTTCAACCGGAGATGTATAAGACTTAAAATTAGCCGCTACACCTTCCTTGTTACCGTTCACAGTTGCATTGGTAGGATTAACCTCTTCTCCTTTTCTTTTAATAACCCAACTCAATACAGGTTTTGTACTGCTTCCGATTTCATAAGTGCCTCCTCCACTAAAAGAAGTCATACTTATTTGGAATACAGCATCCATAAGCTCATTAATATATTGAGTTATGATCTTATTCATTACCGGATTTTCTGATTCTGTAGAAAGAGCACTATCAATGATAATTTCTCCTCCACTTGATTTCTTTTCCGGAACGGTAGCAATACTGCGATTTTCATTTGTTTTAATTTTAAATGCATAAAGAAAACCGTCTGACGGATTTACATAAGCTACATCCATGACACCTTCTTCAGATGCAGGAATGATAGAAAAATTGGCATACATTGAAAGAGCTACCAAATACTGATTTCCTAGTTTCTCTTTCCCTCTATAAACAACTGTATTTTTGGATACATTTTTATCTCCATAGAGTTTGATAATTGCCTGATGATCTTCTGCGCTCAAAGTTAAATCTGTCGTTCTAGTACTATCCAATAATGTCTGTGTAGATATATAGATAATACTATCCACATTGATGGACATTTTTTCCTGAGTCCACTGCGTACTTCCGGGATTCTTAACAAGAAGAACTTTATCGTTTACAGTCCCATCAACAATAGCATCTACATTATCAAGAGATCCTAATGTATTAGCCTCAGCTATAGGCATTATAGGTTCTGAATATTCCTCATAGATAGCATTACCGTCTTCCTCATATATAACATTGGCTGATTCTTCAATAATGGCATTTTTACCTCTTACAAGAATGCCATCATTAAATGTAATATGTTCTAATGCAGTATCAGGCACATCTTTACGAAGAAAGTATTTTAATCCCATTTTCAGAAAGTCAATAGAACCGATAGTGCTTAATAGACTTTGTTGGACTGCGGAAATAGATTTTTGTAATGTTCCCTTTCGTATTGTAATCGTATCTGAAAGCTCAACAGTAATTTCCGGCAATATCTCATTATTGGAAACTTTGTATGTATAATTAGATACATATAATTCATACTTTTGAGAATTATATTCAATTTGCAAACGAGCATTCTCATTTAATTGAGCAAGAATATCCGGATGATTTTCTAAATATATACGGCTAAATGTTATTGAGAAATTAAATTTTTCGCTATTGTTCTGAGCCATATATCGAATGATCTCTTCTTTCAGATCGTTCTCTGCGCTTAATATATATGCTTGTGGTAGCTTAATATTTAGAATAACAAAAGAGTCTCCGGCTTTCGGCTTATAGTTATTCGTTTCATTAGGCATAACTATATTGAAAGTCGAATCATCTTTTTTTAAAGCTAACCAAACTTCATTTGTCCTAGTATTCTGCTGTCTTTCCTGAATATTTTTTTTGTTAATTTTCTCTGCAGCGTTACCGGGAACAATATTTCCATTGCTATCAACTTGTACTGGATTCTGAAATATTGCTTTTTCACCTTCACCTTCCTCTTTTACTTCTACTATGAAATTACAAGCAGCACATTTACCACTTGTCATGGAAAGAGTCATCTCACCGCTTGAAATACCTTGCTCGAATAGATTGAATCCATATGTACCATCTGTCTTCCTTAATTTTACATAGAAATATGGATGTAGATATGCATTTGTTTTTTTATCTAATTCGTCATTATCCTCATCGTCAAATGCAATAGCCGCAATCTCTCCAATCAATTGTCCGGCAGCATTCCTAACTCCCTTAATTGAAGGTTTAATATTTTCAAATTTTACAATTATTTCTTTAGGATTCCCTTCAGTATATTCGTTTTCAAACGTATAATATTCATTTGTACCGGGAATCTTATATGTATTATTCTTAGCATTGTAAAAGTGCTGCAATCCCTTGCTCTCTCTATAGATAGGAGGCATCAGATTCTGAGCATATGGAATATAATCTGTCTTTAATTCAATTTGCTTAAACTTATCTCCCACAGCAGGAGTTTTAGTAATACTAATACCAATAGCAGGAAGAGATACTACCGCATTATTTAAAAACCAATATTTGCCATCATATCCAATGCTGATTGCTTTAATGACAGCATAGACTTTATAATAGTCTATAAACTCATTGGTTTGGAATTGAAATATAAAATCTAAATTATATTCTCCTATTGCAAGATCACCTAAACTATAATCCCATGTATTTAACTTTGTATAAGTCAGGTTGTTGTTTTCCGCATCTGAAAATTTCATTTCAAGATCTTCGGGTTGCCAATCTTTGGTAGGGGGATTTGCATTCTTCCAAACCCGTCTCATTAATGGCTGAATTCCCACTCTCATCTTTCCTTCACGATACATTTTTAATCGCATCCGGATAGTCCCCTTCCATACTCCTGTTTTTGGAACAGTATTTATTACTTCAACACGTGGGATTTCTACTTGATTCTTAAGAGTATATTGATACTGCATTCCAGTGTCAGACCACAAATTATAGCTATATGCATTTGCGGCTTCACCTTCACGATATTCTATAGTCTCGTTTATATTTACCTTCTCTGCAAACAAATCTTTGTCAGAAATCCGAATGTCCGCTTGTTTAATTGCAGTATTATTTGCATCAGCTTGTACGCCTATATCTCCTTTTGGATTATCATTCGGATAGTAATATGGAATATTCTCATCACTACCAACACCCGTACATCTATTAATTATACGATAATTAGCGTTTGTCTTAGTGATTGAAAGGAGTTGGTTGTCATGCCCATATTTAAATGTCTGAGTTATCGCATTACTGGAAAATCCAATATGTATTACTCTGCCTGCAAAATAATATGGTAATTCATATGTTTCAAAAACTAGCTGTAAGACTTCACTGAAAAACTTATCTTCAAAAGTCATCAGTTTACCTTCTGAGCTAATTCCTTCATCTACAACAATGGAATATTTTAGACCTGAATATTTTAAAGAATAGTTCATACGTTTAGCAAACTCATTTATATCACCATAAAATGTGAACTTAGTGCTATTACTAACGTATTGATCTATATTGGCAGCATCAGGTGATACCGCATCATAAAAATATGTATTGTCAAGCTGAATCCTTTCTGAAGTAAATACAAGGTCATGCTTCCATCTTAAATCGGTATTGGATTTGGAAGAAGAAGGAGTAGTGAAGATATAATATTTTTCTCCCCTAAATTCAACAAACTGTGTCTCATCCCATTCATTATCAAGACAACGAGGATACATTAAAGTAGCCGAAAGGCTAATTGAACCCATTCTCCCGGATACAAATTGGTAGTCAGCTATTACAGCTTGTGCTCCATTGTTAGGGAAAGGAGTTTTGCTACCGTCCTGTCCCAATGAAAATATTGAGAGTTTTTCGACCATTTTATTTGTTATATTCGAATATATATCTATATTTGCAAATGAGAACTTTTAATTTATGAAATAAAACGTAGTGCCCGGTAGATTCCTTTTGGACTGCCGGGCATGTTTTATAATTGTTTCTTTGCATTTATCTCATCAACTCTTTTCTTTATGAGTTCTTCTGATTTATCTACAAAATCTGCGACTGGACAAATTCCATTTTGCGGTAAGTGATGACATTTAAACCATTGTTGAATCGATTTCTCTAAAACTGAATTTCTAATTTCCATTTCCCCTAATCTTCTCTCCAACTTTAGTTTGTTGTCCTCATACTCTTTTTTGTCTTCTTCACGATTTTCTTTCACTTCATCTATAACTTCCCGAAGATTCTTTATTTCATAAGATATCTTTTCCGGTCTTGTCTTAATCCAAGACGAAACTCCGGCAATAGCCCCACCACTACCGAATATCAACATTAATATGTTTGTCCAATCCATACAGAAATATATTATTCGTTATTGTATACAAAGATAACAAATAAATTTATAATACAGTAGTTTTCTTGGACTTTGTTGATCTCGTAGACGTCTTAGGTGATATAGTTTCCAAAACAGGAGCTATAACCTCCTCTCCCGACCATTCGGATGATGACAATAAGGCTGATAATTCTTCATTTTCATATACCGGATATGGATACACAGGCTCAAGTGGAGTCTCATCATCAGTCAATGGAAGTAATGCAGCAACAGGAAAGAGTAATTCATAATGACTCAATTTCATTATTACTTCAGTCCCATTATTGTTTTTGCGAGGAACTAAATGTAATTCATCAAGAATCTCCTGTGGTACTTCATTTAATTTTTTTACCGGAAATACGATATATTTCATAATTGTTAATTTTTAAGTTAATATCCTATTTTTGTTAATTCTTCTTTCACCCAAGATATAAATGCATCATGCTCTTTTACTTCCTGATCTTTTGGATTCTCACGATGTTTCCGAGCCATTGAAGCAGAAAAGCTAGCTACTTCCATTGCAGAATTAAGGCAATAAGCTTCCATCTCTGCTGCGTTAATAGCCATATCCCTGTTTACTGGTTTCATGACTCTAATAGGAAATGCTTTCATGGGAGTATATTCAGAACCATTCTCAAGAGTTATCGTTTCTTCAGTATGATGACCAATGTATAAAGTCACAAAATTCCCTTCGTCTATAGAAATACACTGACCGTTTTTCCATTCAGTTTTATCTCTATTAATATCTTCCGATTCAAAAGCCGGAATAGCTACATAATTAATTGTTCTCATCTTTACTTATATATTCTAATTGATTAGTACTTCCTTTGAATATGTATCCACATTGATTCTCAATCTCAACATCTTCCAAAGGTAATAATTGTTTCTTTCCAAAAGCCTTTTCGCACAAGATAATATATTGTATGATCCCTTGAAAGTTTCCATGAAATTCTCTTGCGATTGTTCTCCCAGTAGATTCTCCATCTTCATCCTTTTCATCCATACCAATTAAACATTTAATCCAATTGGCATTGCCTTTAGAATCATATCTAATCTCATATTCATAAATGGATATAACCTCGCCTAGTAATTCTTTAGGAAGGATATTCTTAGCATCCATTTTGCGATCAATCTTGATCTTGTTAGTAAGTTCCGTAAGTCTCATTTTATTTTCTATTTTGCGCATTAATGACCATGTGTCTGCATGTTTTAATAATCCGAAGTAAGATCCCCAACTTCTATCATTATTGCAGCGTTTGGCATCGTCAGCTACTCTTTTTCTAATTTTTGTATATCCTTTATTATGAGAAGTTTTTGAATTGTTATTTCTATAATACTTATAGCCACAAAAATCTAAAGGAATAGATAATGGCTGTATTTTAACTGTATGTCTTTTAGCACGCATCCCTAATTCATACCACCAAAAGTTCTTGATTCTCCATTTAGCCTGTTGAGCTTCCTCTTTAGTATGAAAAGCTAAAAAGTTATCATCAGCGTATCTTACACATTCTTTTGTTAAACTCTTTGCAAAATAATCAAAAGATAACATCAAGATATGATGAGCAAATGGTGAAGTTGGCGTTCCAATCGGAAGTTTATTATTTACAAAACATATATTTACGGCAAAATCTATCAGTTTTTTATCAGCAACTATTTTCTTTATAGCTTTCCTGAAATATTTCTCCTTAATATGTTCGTAGCACTTCCTTTGATCTATCACTAAACAATAACTTAAATCCAATCGATCATAAAAGATATTTTTCATCTTATGTACAACAGATCTTTTTTTATCAGTTGCAGTTATACCGGATTTCTTTTTGCAATTTAAACCATAATTATTGTCTTTCTGATAATATGTAGGTTCTAACAAATTTAATAGTAAATGTTGGTATATCCTAGTTTCTAATGTTGGACTACTGATGTCCCTGTCTTTACCATTTTTATTTGTCTTTTCTAAATATTTATATGATAATATATTAATGTATGATCCATCTTTTAATGCGGAATATAATTGTTTGCAATTAGACGGTCTGTTGTCTAAAAAGGATATGACTTCTCTTTTATTCATATGTTTATGAATAGCACGATCAATCGCAAGATTTACATCCTTTTCTGTAATATTATCAAATATGTCAACTATTCTATTTTTCATTTTTATAGCAAGTTGGGCATAAAAGGTAATGTTTATTTCCACTACCGTACTTCTCAAATACAAAATGTATCCACAAGTACATTGTCTTATAATAATTTGTCGTTCCAAGACACGAATAAAGAGTTTGACGATAATAAAAGAACCTTCTTGGGCAAACCCGGCATTGTTACGATTCGTATTAGAAGCAGCGTTATTCGCATTCAAATTACGAGGCGAGCAATTAGCATTATTAGCATTACCACGAAACCGAGCCGCAAAACTCTTTATCCATTATTTCAACCTATCCAATCTGTTTTAGAGGTTATGTCCCATTGCATAACTTATCAGATGTCTATAGGATTTGCAGGGATTGCATCCCCTTTATTCCGATTGCATCGGAACTGCGTTTACTGATATCCTAACTTGGGCAAACCCGGCATTGTGCCGATTCGTATAAGAAGCAGCGTAATGCGCAGCCAAATAACGAGGCGAGCAAACAGCACTATTAGCATTACCACGCAACCGAGCCGCAATTCTAACACGCTGCATAGCTGTACTACTCCAATAATTGTTATCCCAAGCATAATAACATTCTCCAGTTGACAGACTACCGCCTTTTGCAGTCTTCCATGCAGCATAATTTTCTCGCTCTTTTGCGTAACTATCTCCCAAGTTTGTACTACTGCCTAATTTCATATAGGATTTTTCAAAATCAAAAGTACCAAGATTGGTTTTAGTTACACTTGTTTCTTTCAACCATTTTTTTTGATCCGGTTCCAAATAAATATCAACTGGATTGTTAACAGATGCTGAAGCAGCATTCACACATGTTCCAACCTGTTCATATCCTCCTCCGCAGTAAGCAAATACATCACCGGATAAATTAGCACCTGCATATAAAGCCATACGCAAGATTACTTCTACATCAAAAGATGTTTCTGCACCCAACTCGTCATATGCATTAAATGTTTGAGACATCTTCTTATATACCTTTACATTCATTTCTCCATCAGCTAATCCTTTTGTATCCACTATATTGCGGTAATAATAGGTAGCTCCATAGAATTCAAATTCTTCACCTTCCTGCACTCCAGTCTCAACGGCAAACGATGCTGCCATTTGACTCTCCATACATTGTTCTTTAGGACAATAATTACTTAGGAATTCATTCATATTAGTCTTACCCCCACTAGCATTATAGAACATATCCGATGGAGTCGTATTCCAATTAGCGTATTTCCATGTGCTATCTGCCGTCTTTTTGTAACGAATGCCTCCCGTCTTTGTCCATCCTGCTTCGCTTACAGAATCATTAGAACAAATACCACCGGAAAATAATGATTCCTTGTGTAGATATTTAGTTCCATAACGAATTTCCAAACAATTGATGAAAGTATTCAACGCATGATATCCTCCTTCTGCAAAAGGATAAGGTGCATCGGGATCTGCATTATTTGCACGACTCCACGTCATGTCGTTGACTTGATTCATATCATTAACTCTTGGATATGTTCTTCCGTTACTAAACATCGTACAACGATCATTTATACCATTTGAAGATTTACAATTAGATTCACCTTCATATACATAAAAGAAAGAACGTGTCTTATTGCCAATAGTGCATACAGGACAAGGAGATATGGCAGTCGGATCAAGCCCCCAAAGAGTTGTATCTATTCCATCCCATGTTGTCGGACTTGCAAATATCCCTTTCCATCTTTTCCCACTTTTCCCGACAACGTTATCTAATAGATAAATCTTATCTGCTCTTCCTAAACCTATTGTATATTTAGTTTCAGTGGTCTCATAAGGTCGTAAAATACGAACTTCTTCACCTGCCGCATTGTAGAGTTTCTGCGTCATCCCATATTGATTATAGAATGCTTCTGCATCAAATGCCCCTGCATCACAGTATTTATTTGTTTGGGTATTATCTAAATACAGTTCAACATCACATTCGGCTCTCATAGCTTCTGTAATTCCAATAACAGGAGCAAAACTACCGTCTACAAATCGAAGAAGATTGTTTCTTTTCAATTTTCCTACCGGATGATTAGTCTCACCTGTATTGTCTGTAGTATCTATTAGATAGAAATCCCATTTGTCAAGTATACTTGTATCACCAATCGTATTAACTGATGTAGGACTTAATTCTCCATTTTGCCATTCTCCCACACAATAGTTTGGAGAAGCCATGTCAAGAAGATCCACCTTCTGCGCAACTGTTTGAATTCCTGTAGATGCTTCATCGAAATTCCTATCAATTGCATCTGCTAGAGTGCCCCATTCAACTTCTTGCGTAGCTGCTATGTCTTTGATTATTTCCATAATTATTTATTATTTTTAATTAATGTTTCATTTGAAATTAAAGTTGAGTTGCTTAACATTGTCAAGTAGCTGGAGATAACTATGCTGATCTTCTGAGGAGATTTGGTGACGTTACCTGTTATCTCATAGGTTCCATTGTCTCCTGAGATGGATATGTCGCTGATGGCGTTAGATGATACACCGACCAGTTTATCAGAAGCATTTGACAATGTTACAGTGATAGTGACTGCGCTACCTTCGGCAATGTATTCTCCTGGATTAACTGAGTAGGAGATCGAGGAGTAAGGGATGTTACTCTTGATAACCGGTCTCCACTCAACCATGTCTGGATAAAGAGTGCCTGCCTTGTATTTTCTCAATTGACGTTCAAGGAGGAACTCGGAGAGGCTGTAGGGGAAGAGCATGAGAGACCATAATGCTAATTTAGCAAATCTAGTATCTTTGTCTCTCAGTGTTCCTAACCACATAGAATTACTGTCAACGCCTGTACCTGCCTGTATGGAATTACCATTATAACTATATCTAGTTTGATAAACATAGTTTTTATTAAATAGATCGGGATTAGAGAGACCTGTATTATTAAGTCCGAATGAGTAAGTATGTATTCCGGAAGTCACATTAAAGACTGATTGTTCGATAATAAAAGCTCCATCATTACTAATTTTAGATTTAGAGATAAGTCCACCTCCGTATCCTTTTGGAGATAACCATTTACGAAGAGCCGCTACCGTATAGTCCTTCAAAATAGGCAATCCTGTAGCCTTGCCGAAGTCGGAGATACCGTCAAGATATAACGCACCATCAATTATTCCACTTTCTCCTTCCCAAGCAACGTTATTCAACTGGATGTTGTGACCACCTACAAAGTCAATCAACTGATCGTTAAACTCAGCGTGGTTGTCGTTAGTGATACCCTGCTTCTTTATGTTACAGTACAACTGAGGCTTGATGATCTGTCCGGGACGATCCAAGTTGAAATAGGCGATGATCTGATTGATTTCGTCGGTAGTCAGGACTTTGTTGGCGATAAAGCCACCTGCGTAGGCAATTTTAATACATTTTTGAGGAACATTATCTGTATTAAGATATCCGGTAACTGAAAAATAATCAGCAACTCCAGCAGCAGCGACATAATTAGCATTAAAATCATTTTTATCTCCTAGAATATCATTGATAACAGTTACATTTCCTCTTTCATCAATATTTTTAGAAGTATATCCGCAAATATAATACTTGCCACCAATGCCATTACCAATGAAGCTATTTCTAATATATCTTCGACCGAATATATTCGTAGAAGCAGCTATATCGGAAATATAGTTAATTATGCTAATGACAGTACATTCCTTGCTATCTCCTATCATTTCGTCAACGGTCTTTTCGCTGACAATCATGTCGTCTACTCCGTCTGTACATAGCCAGCCTTCGAAGTCGGGGAGTTGCTCGATAGTGAAAGATTCATGAGGGAATATTCCAAAACCTATATTAGTATTTTCTTCCCCATTATATAAATCGTTTCGTGAAATAGGTAGTATGTATGTTCCTTCTTTATTAATAGAAAAAGTACTTCTAATACTTGGATTTGCTTCGTCTATGTAATAATAAGTTATAGTTTTTGTTAATTTACTAACTTTTATTTTATAAGATGGAATCACATATCTATTCTTGTTTACATCCAACCATATTACTAATGCTGTTTCACTATCTTTATTGCTTACTGATATTTTATTTGGAGATACTTCTAAATCATTTATTTGTCTCTTAGTCCATTTAGTAAAATCAGTACTATACAGCCCATACCCACTATTCCCCGCAAATCCGAAGTTCAGTAATTTAAAATCATTACCTTTCCCGGTCTTATCTTTTAGAATACTTCGGTCTGCATCTTCATTCGTCTTACCATAGGTGGAAATTACTGAAACAACGCTAGATAGGACAGCCGGATCAATATATGATTTACCACCTTTACGCTTGTATTGATTTCCTATAGCGAAGTCAATACCTAGCCCTATTCCTTTAGCTCCTCCACTCATTCGATATAACCAATAAAGATTCTATAATCAGTTAGAAGCTCACTTGTTACATTGATTTTAATTAAAGCGATAGGATTCCACATCATTGACGTAAGTGGAAGATCAGTCATTTCTTTCTGATATGTAGGCAACCCATTTACAATTGCAGTATTAGATTCCCCTTCTTTGGAAAATAAAAATACGTAAAATGGATGAATATCATCTACTAAAGTCGCTTCTTTTATTTCTGTTACTTTTGTTATAATGTTCTGATACATAATTATTCCTCCTTATCATTATTTTTTGTTACTATATTTTGATGTTATTTCTAATTGCCGTTCTTGATCTGCAATCTCTTTTTCTTTTTGCTTTTCCAATCTTGCTTTTTCATCCGGTTTAGAATCAGGATTCTTTTCTATAGCTGTGTCCTTAGATATCATACCATTACTAATTCCAGTAGCCAATCTCTGTACTAAATCAGTTTCAGACTGAGGTCTCCAAACCACAAATTTAGCATTAATTTTTAGATTTTCAAAATCAGTAATTGCAGTGGGCTGAATCTTTTTATACACAAGTTCTTTAGCCAATCCCTCTTTAAACAAACGGCACATTTTATCTGCAACATTCTGATATTCAGCAGCATGTTCCAACCCTTTTTCAATGTCCATTGATTGAGTAAGCATAATAGCAATGCCGGAAATATCTCCAGTCATTTTAACATCTTTAGGAAGCAAGAAAGTTGTACTTGTAGCTTTCTGTATTGTTTCTTCCATCAACTGTAATGTGTCAATCGTTCCCTGCGGAGAAGGAGGTGTCAAGAACTTGGCATCATTACCTGAAGCATCAGTTCCTGCCGTTTTGTCATTAAGAATAACAGATCCGGCTATTTTCTTCCCTGTTTCATCAAAGCGACCTTTAATATACAGAATCCCCCATCCATGTCTTTTTTGAATAACATTAAAAATATTATATAAAATTTCGTAAGATTCAATAACGCTTTGTCCGTCATTCCATGCGACATCGCCTCTTTTTGTTACAAGAGGAATTTCAGAGAATCCATGAGATTTAGTCTCGACTAATCTCCATCCATATTTATTAGTATCTACAGCATAATCATCACGGATAAAACGATATAAGTTTTCTTTATCATAACAATCAATATACTCAACATCATCTTTGGGATAATAAACAGCCTCCATGATGCGATCCCCATTTTCATCATTATGTGGAATCAAAACAAAACCATCCATGTAAGATATGAGCCTAGATTTGATTTGTTTGTCTTGGTCAAAGTAGTATAACAATCCGGCATCTCCAACAGATAATTGTGCATCTGCTAACTTTCTTTTCATTCCATCTTGGTTCCTCAGATCCCAATATTGTTTAAATGTAATAAAATCCTGTTGTTGTTGATCTGTCGGGTTTTCGTCAACTATTGTAAATTCCATTTTATTTCCACACAGATGCTGTACCTGTTTGTCTTTTATATTTTTTTGGAATGGGACAGCCATCTTCTGATATTTGATCTCGACAAATCCTCCACCTTGTTCTTTGTCTAGCTTCATAGTAATAGAAGGCACATTTTGATCGTATAGAACACGGTGATTTAGTGGCTCTAGTTCTTTTAGAAACTCGCTTTGATGAATCACTCTTTTCTTTATAGCCGGAAGTTCAACTTTAACAGTCTCATTTATATCAACTTTAGTTGGATATGAACGAGTACATGAATTCATGTCATATCCTCTAAAAAAAGGCTTCTTTCTTAATAATCTTTCCGGTTCTGAAAGAAGTTGCTTTATTTGTTCTTTATAATCAGGCATTCTTGTTTGGATTTTCAATTAAATTATACTTCTGCATTAAAACCTCTTTAGTTGGGACGGCAATTTCATGCCGACAATATGGGCAAATATCATTATATTTTTGTTCTACAATTATATATTGCTGTTCTACTTTTTCAGCAACAGAGAATTTGTCGTTAAGTCTAGTACGAACATCCGCTTCTAATTTTAATGCATCTTTTATAGACATTCCATTTTTGATAGCTTCCGGTATTTTTGCCAATAGACGTACCATAGCTTCTTTGTTTTCTTCAAATGTGATATCTTCATATTCAGCCTGAATGTCTTCTTCATCTACATTTTTGGTTTGCTTCTTATTTTTAAAATTAGCATCAATATATGTTTTGAGAAACTTTATTGTTTTTGACTTATGATATTTTGAAATCACATCTTCTTCTCCGTCCCCAAAAATGGATTTATAGGCAATTGTAGAACTGTTATATTCATTAAATAAAACGATATACGAAATATCTCTAACAGTTATTTCGTACTTCATCTTAGCGCAATCCTCTATTATTTTTTTTAAATCCTTTGCTTCCATGATTTATATTTTAAGCCCAAAAAGAATCTTCATAAACACTCTCATTTGAATCACATTCAATTTCATCTCGCTGATCTATTGCCGTTTTTTCAAGTTCTGTCCCATATTGATATTCAGCTAACGGGAACATTCTCATTGCTATAGCATCAAGTAAATCCATTGATCTTCCTTTACCAAGCATCTGATTCATTTCTTTTTTAGTCGCCAATCTTTTTTTGCCGCCCGGCTGTTCTTGAAAACGAACAACGGAACATTCTTCGATAAATTCAGTTTCTATCAAGACTTCCGTTTTCAATTTTGCGTGATAATATTTACGATTGGCTACATCATCAGAAAATGATATTTTCCGTTCAGTGATAAGAAATTTTAATCTGAGATATGCTTCATCCTTTCTATTAGCTGCTGCTCTCGCATATAATCCAACAGGAGGATAAGATGAGATGAAAGGAATTGCATCGGGTATATAATCTAATATGTATCTTCCGTTTGTACCGTCAAATACAATATGAGAATCCGGTATGTCATGTTTAGCTGCGAGCAATTTCAATTGATTAGCATTTTGGGCGGGAGTAGTCTTTCCTAATACTAACATATCATATATGTGCAATCCATCCCATACTAACGCAATAAAATTATCAGTGCCATAATCAGCTAAGTCTGCTGTAATCCATTTATTTCCGTTCACTTGTGGATCAGCCATTAAGCATTCACGTGCAGCCCAACTTGGAATAGGTGATTCAGATTCATCTAAAATATCTACATTCCAGTTTCCTGCAAGATTGGCTAATGCTTGTTTTTCGCCCATTGCAGCAACGCTAGCCACATATCCCGGATTAGTCTTAAGCAGTTCCTCGTTCATGTCCAGTGAACCGCCATAGAAAGTAGTAGTCTTAATGAAATCCTTATAAGTAAACTTTCCTCCTCTAGCATTCAATTTTTTAAGATGCCCATCAATTTGATGTTTGCATTGTTCGTAAACTTCTTCCGGAGTATCTCCAAATGCTACATCTTTGATATTGTCTCCTTTAATATAAAAGTATCTAACAACTCCATCTCTTTCCGGAATTGGATAACCAGTTATAGGATCAATATACCAATCAAGCCAAATTCTAAGCCAATGATTCTTTTTAGGATTACAGGTAATTCTGATCTTGCCATTCCATTTACCGGAACTACGATTACGAGAAAAAGCCAATCGAATTGTACTCCATTCAAATCCTGTTCCTTCATCAAAATAAATAACCCCATATTGCCATCCTTTTACACGTTCTAGAACGTCTTCGGGATTTTCATTATCCATGTGAGTAAAATCGACAAAAGCTCCATTCTTAAATGTAGCACGAGGATTTTCCGACCGTTTGACCTTTACAGCATCTCCATAAATCTTTTCAATCTCATCAACACCACCACCACCTACTTTTGTATCTTGTATATTCTTACGAATAAAAACCATACGAAAATTAGGGTCAAGAGAAGGTTCTGCCGCCATCAGTAATGCAGCGAAAGATTTGCCAACCCCCATAGCGGCTCCACCTACAACAAAATCTACGTTACTTCGAACGAATTTTTCTTGGAAGCCTTTTTGCGGACGTATTATTTTGAGTTTATTTTCGCTGTTTTCTGACATGAGGTGCAATATTTACATGCAAAAATAGTATTATATATTCTATGAATATTTAGCCTCGGAATAAAAACGTTCACCAGTGAATGTTTTGTTATACTCTTCACTCTTTTTCAATAGAATAATGCTTTTATTTTGTATGCGATTATTAATTCAATCTTAATAGACTTATGAAGTTTACTCAACAACAAGCCTTTGAAAACCTCAAAGGGAAATTGACACAAGGTGGGAAAACCCTACGCATGTCAGAAAGAACAATCAATAAGCAATTAGAAGCCCTAATTCCATTATTGACAAATGATGAATCTGAATTAGATGATTTTGTGTCGAAGGTGTTCCCTGCTTTTCAGGAGACAAATTCAAACATGGAGCATGATTATGCAGAATTCGTCAAAGCTTATAAGCCGCAGGATGACAAGGGAAAAGGTAAAGGCGCAGATGCAAAAACAGATGAAGCCTATATCGAAATGCAAAACAAACTTGCAGAACTTGAAAAACAGGTGTTAGCGGATAAAAAGGAAAAGCAATTAGCTAGTATTAAAAACAGTTTAAAGTCAGCGATGAAAGAAAAAGGCATCAAAGATGATAAATGGGTTAATAAGTATTTAGCTGAAACGAGCATTACGGAAGATCTTGATGTGCAAGAAAAAGCAAAATCTGCACTAGAGTTTTACAATTTGAATCGTGCTGAAATTCCTGATGTTGTTACTCCTCTTAGTCCTTCGACAAAGTCTACTGAGATGAAAGATATGTGGAATGATTTAAAACCCCAAAAAGAATAAGATGGAAAACGATCTTTTAAATACCTATGGTGCGGTCTACTATGGTAGAGTTACGAACCAAATGCGAGGTCAGATCGGTGGGACGAGAGAAGTCTTTGTTCCTATCGTAGATATCAAAAATCATCAGGTATTCCCAACTACAGGTGGACTTGTAAAAAATCCATTTAAAAGAATGGGTAAAATGTACGCAGGAGATTTGGTGGAATATCGATGGAATGGTAACGGAAAAGCCAATAAACATGAGCAGGCAGAAATTATTTTGCTAAAAACATTTGAAGTACAGGCTGCTTCGTCAGCAACTACTGTTTTTATTAAAAGAGATGGATTCAGACATCAGCCTTCAATTGGTGATGTTTTGATGAAAGCTCCGGCTGAATTTGCTACTGCAGGAACGGCTCACACTGTTGTTGCTGTAGAGAAAACGACTAACAGTAATGCAGACGTTTGGAAACTTACTTTTAGCGCAGCTATCGGATCTTTGACAGCAGGAGATATCCTCGTTGAAGGAGATAAAGATGGCACAGATGCTAAAATGCTAGTACAGAATCCGAATGCAGTGTTGCCGTGCGACTATGACTTTAAATATGCTCCGGCTGAAAATGATGAAGATTTTGATGGTGCAAGATATTATCTTACTCCAACTCTTCATGCATTGATGTACGAAATATTAATGTCACCTACTCCGGAAGTCGTTAAAAAATTAAATAAGTCAAATGTTGACGGTTGGTTTGAAATCTAAAGAAAGGAGAAACTATGAGATTTGATTTTGATAGCAGTCGTTATGCTGCTCTTTTTAGAAGTGGAGATGGTCGTCAACTTTTGCAATCAGTCATTGATGATTCGGGATTGATCGACATTAACTATAATTGGTGGAGAAGTCAGTTCTCTGTAAACCCGAACGCAACTCCTACTGCATCAGATGGGACTGCGACATATAAGGTTAATCAGAGACAAACAACGAGTGCTCCTTTGATGGACTGGCGTGCTCCTCTTGGTGATGCTCATCCGTTTAATAAACAAGGTCTTTCTTTCTATACTGGAAGTATTCCTGATTTTATTTCAAGAGCTATTGCTGAAACCGCTATGGAGCGTCAGTATAAAGAAGATAAATTTGCAGAATTTGGAAGTGATGCTGATATTATACGTGAGTGGACAAAGGATGTTCAGTTCTTGATTGATCAGAAAGATCAAACATTGAACCATCTTTCTGCACAATTAATTTCTACAGGTAAAATTGTCTATACCGCAGGAATGGGTATTACCGGGCCTCAACAGAAGGCTGAAATCCCCGAAGAAAACTTTGAAAAAGCAGGAGCTAAAGTTTGGACTGCCCCGGATGCCAAGTTGTTTGATCAAATGGTTATTATAGAGAAAAAATTCCGTGATAGAACAGGATACACTGGTGCTATGAAATGGCAGATTACAAAGAAAATGTATCAGGACGTATTTTTGAAAAATACACAAGTCAAGGAATGGGTAGGATATTTACGCAACTTAAACACTAATAGTCCTGTTGCGGCTCCGGATATCGCTATTATTCTTGATGATATGTTTAATGCTGCCGTAAAAGCATATGACGGTCTTTCTCCTATCGAAATTGTAGTAGAAAAAGAGAAAAACTCAAATTGGGCAGGTGATGAGATGGTACATGGTTGGGACGAGAAAGTAGCTGTATTGCGCCCCGCAGGAGATGCCGGATTGATCATGCATACTTCTATTCTTGACGAAAAGTTAGCAAATAAATATGGAAATAAAGTAATTGACTCCGTATTTGCAAACATTGATGGATTCTCACGTTTGGCTAATTTTACGATGGCTGATGGTCAATATAAATCATGGGAAACTCGTTTGATGATGAGTGCTACTCCTGCATTGACCGAATTCTTATATCATGTCATTGTTGATACAACCGTAGCAGATTCTTAATATGGCTCAATTTGACATTATAACATATCTAGAAGGTTTGACCGCCTTTGTCTTTGACAAGGCGGTTCTAACCCGTATCGCAATGGAGAGAGATGTAAGTGATATTACTGATTTTAAATCATTAACTCAAAAGCAGAAAGACCTGTTATTGGCTGATTTATTATTTGTTATATATACATCTCCTAACTATACAGCAAGTCAGACGAACCAACACGGAGCATACACGAAAACGATTGGGAGTCAAAGATATGATACGAAAACAGATATTTATAATCTCATGATTGGATTATATAAGAAGTATGATGACGACAAGTTAGAGCTTGTCTCAAGCGGAGGAGTTTCATGGATTAACGAATACGACTGATGATCATAGACAGGCACGAAACAGAAGAATATCCTTATGATGGAGAATTCTATACTACTTGGATAGATGAAAGCAAACCATTAGACCAACAGAAGGAAGAAGATTTAATATTGCTAAAGACTAAATGCGATATTCAGGAGGCACAGAAAAGTGATTCAGGTAATAGCATTAAAGCATCTTTCAATGTTTATTTCCCTTTTGATAAATCTGTAGGAATCAAAATCACAAGAGGTGTCTTATTCAGAGGGAATATGTATGGAATGCGTGTAGATGGAATGGTTATTGGACTTTTTCCAACACAACTTTCAGGTTGTGCTGTATATTTAACAGATAATACATCAAGTAATTTAAATGGCTCAGTATAGTTTTATAAATAAATTAGCTATGAAATTAGCAGACGATGGTCAAAGGCTGATCGAAAGTGCTTATATACAAGCTGATTATGATAAAACTAAAACTCAGAATCTCCATGATAGTTACGGAAGCGCTGTTTTTTATAAAAGAGAATTATATCCGGGTACAAAAAGGTTTTTTACTAAAATGGCTACTACAGCCAAATATGATCCATATCAGCATGAATATATAACTGGTAGAAGATCTGTAGAAGAATTTTTGGGAACCTTTAGACCTCAAAGCAATGGGATGCAATTAATAGTTGTAGTAACCATGTTTTATGGAGGAATATTGGAAGCCGGACAAGATCCGTTAAGACATAAATATAAAGTTATATTTACGGTAGGCGATGACTTGAAAGAGTTAGCAAGAAAAATTAGTGATAACGTGAAAATTTTAAAAATTCAACGTGACGAAGTAAGCCCGTTATAATATGAGTTCAGCATACACTACTATATCATCAATAGAAACATTTTATAACTCTATCTTAGATGGAGATATTTCAGAAAATGTATATCCTTCTACCCTTCCGCCTAACAGACCGGATGACTGGAAAGATATGGCGGTTATTTCATGTGATAATGGAATAAAAAATAAGGGAGCCGTAAATGAAGGATATGTTGAGATTTGGCTGTATGCAAAACCAATGGCTAATGGGAAGAAGAATGTTGCCGTGATGTCAAGAATGGAAAACAGATTGGATGAAATAATTCAAGAGCAACAAGAAACTAATTTGCATTATCGCCTGTTTCGTGAAGAAACTCGTACCGATTATGATTCAACTAAAAATATGCATGTTAACATAGTGAGAATACATACAACAATTATTTAATTAAATAACTTATTAATATGGCTATAGATTTAACAAAACCCATCATATTGGGTGGAGTAACAAAAGTAGAAATTACTCCTTTTACCGACAGTGAAGGATTGACTCCCGGTAGTGGAGTTTATGACTTGACTAAAATTGTAGCTGATAGTACATCTATCACGCAAGATGATAATACTATCAATGCGACAGACAATGAAGTATCGGATGAGCCTCTGTTCGAAAACGTAGTTTTGGGACGGTATACCTTTGCTACAACCAGTGGTGATATTCAGGATGACATCTTGACTGGACTTTTCGGATTTAAGAAAGTGACCGTTGAAGGAAAAGATGCATATTGTGCACCTAATACTTATTCTCCTAAATGGGCAAAAGTACGTGTAGTATTTGGTACACTTGGTGCACTGGTTTGTCCACGTGTAAAGCTTAGTCCTAAAATTACTGCTTCTACCTTGAAAACAGGTATCGTTCAGGGTGAAATCAGTGGTACTTGTTACGCAGGAAAAGTTGGAACAGGTTCTGACATGACTCCGTTCTATGTTGAAACTGCAGCACAGGGGGGGGAGCGTAAGGGAATCAGCTTCTCCGACTAATTCCCTAAGAAGTATAAACGGAGATTCTAGTTCTAGTAAAAAAGTTAAAACAGGAACAGTATTGTAAAATAAAAAGGGAGGGAGAGTTAGACTCCTTCCCTTTTTTAATAATAAGTTATGGAAGAGATAAAAAGAAAAACATTTAGAGATCCTGTATCAGATGAAGCAATGGAGCGACTTGTCAAAATCATGACGAATAGCCCGACTTTAGTAAAATTGCAAAATACAGAGTTTGAAATAACTGCTTTAAAACCGGGAACGCAATGGAAGATAGCGGAAGAAGCCACTAAAATTAATAAGATAGAAAAAGCTACTTTTGGAGATATATTGCAAGGATTATCGCAAGAGTTTCCTGTTGTATGTAAAATTCTTGCATTAGCTATTCTCAATGATAAAAAGGCAATTGAAGAAAATCTAGAGAGATTTATAGATGTCTTACTGTGGGAATGTGAATCTAGAGATTGGGGGCAACTTCTGTTTGAAGTTTTAAATCTGATAAATGTGGATGTTTTTTTTTCGATTATCAACTCGATACAGACGTTCAGGATGATAGTCTTGGAGAGAAAAATGAAGACGACCGAACAGAAATAATAATAGCTAGAACATCTTATGGTGAAATGTTTGACTTCTTAAAAACATTTCCATCTGTAACGGTTCAACAATATATGTGGGAATTGACAGTACCACAAATTCTGCTAGCTAAATATGATTCAACCCACATCATTTATCTATCAGAAGAAGAGAAAAAAAGAAGAAATGCAGTGCATATTGACAATCCAATGCAACTGTTTAATGACTTTGGAATACCTGTATTACCTCAATAAGAAGAAAAATGGCAGACGGATATATATTAGAAATACCGGAAGAAGTTTTAAAGAAACTCAATACGGCAGACGAAAAGATAGAACAGATTGCTGAGACAAGTGAGAAAACTCAGAAAGCTGTTAAAGAGGCTTTTGCTCAAATGGCAAGTGGAGTTGATCCATTTATCGAAAGATTAAAACAAGCAAAAGCAGGGATGCAGAATATTATTCCTAAAGAGTCAAGCAACAATTACGAGAGGTTAGCTAATAATATAGCAAAGGTATCTACTCAATTAGATAAAGTAGCAGATTCGCCAATCGATAATGTCAATAAGAAACTAGATACAATGAAGAAGTATCTAGAAGATGCCACAACTGCTTCTCAGAAATTAGCTGCTGCTAAAATTAGTGGAGTTATTCCTAAAGATACATTAACTTTAGGGAACACTGCTAATACGGTAATTCCGGAAATTGAAGCTCAGATAAGAGTATTAGAACTTCAACGGGCAGAATTAAAACAAAATGAAATATATTGGAAAAATTATCTTGATAATATAAATGGAACATCTCTTGCTGCCCAAAAACAAAAGGCAGAAATGGAACAATTGAATCGTTCGTTTAGAGATGGGCAATCAGCAATTCAAAGACAAGTTAAGGCTGAAGATCAATTAGCTGCTGCTGCCAATAAGGTTTTTATTGCATTAGATAAAGCCGCTACTGCGCAGAAAAAACGAGATGATTCTATTAATAATAAGGCTAGCCAAGCTGCTGCAAAAGCAGAAGAAGAATATGCACGAGCACTAAATAGAAGCGAAGTAACCATTGTTCAAAGAGCAAGAAAAATTGAAGCATTGGCAAATGCTCAACGTTCTCTTACTCGTACAGGGAAAGATTATACTGTGGAATTATCCAAAATAGCTTCTGAAACAGACCGATTAAAAAAAGCAAATGTTGATGCTGCAAACAGTATGAATAAGCTGAAAAAGGAACAATCCAGTGTTCTTAACACAACAGATCGGCTTACACGTAAAGTTGCATTATTATTCAGTGTTTCTGCTATTACGGGATATGTTGAAAAACTAATCGAAGTTCGTGGAGAGTTTGAATTACAACAAAGAGCTTTACAGGCAATTCTTCAAAATAAAGATGAGGCTAACGCATTATTTGAAAAAACTGTAGCATTAGCTGTTAAATCTCCATTCCAAGTAAAGGAATTAGTCACCTACACCAAGCAGTTAGCTGCGTATCGTATTGAATCTGATAAGCTCTATGATACGACAAAAATGCTTGCTGATGTATCAGCCGGACTTGGTGTTGACATGGGACGTCTTATACTTGCTTATGGACAGGTAAAAGCTGCTAATTACTTGAGAGCTAGTGAAGTACGTCAATTTACTGAAGCCGGAGTTAATATTCTTGGAGAGCTAGCTGATATCTATACAGAACTTGAAGGTCGTATGGTGTCAGTGGGAGAAGTGCAATCTAGAATTACTAAAAGAATGGTTGCTTTTGGAGATGTAGAGAAGGTATTTCAACGAATAACATCTGCCGGAGGTATATTCTATAATATGCAGGAAATCCAAGCGGAAACTCTAGCCGGAATGATATCCAATTTGAAGGATAATTTTGATGTAATGTTTAATGAAATCGGTAAAGCAAATGATGGTGTACTAAAAGGATTTATAAATATTATTAATGAGATTGTTGCTAATTGGAGATATTTTGGTATAGCATTAAATGCCGCATCTATTGGTTTTATTACATATGCTGCAAAAATAGCTATAGCAACAACAGCTAATGGCGGATTCGCAGCATCTACAATAGCAACTACTGTTGCACAAGGAGGGTTGGCAGCAGCTTTAGGAAAAACTTGGCAGGCATTGAAAGGTGTTACACTCTTTTTAAAAGCCAATCCGTGGGTTGTTTTAGCTACAGTTATAGCCGGAACAGTTTATTATGTAAAAGATTTAACTGATAAATTAGATCGGACAAGAGCTACATATGATATTTTAAATAATCAATTAACTACTCAAAAAGAAAAACTTGAATCTCTAACAAAAAGTGTTCAACAACAAATTAATACTCAGGAAAAAGCAGAAGAAGCTCTAAAAAACACCAAGAAGGGTACAGATGAATATGCAGAAGCTGAGAATAAAGCAAATATAGAACGAGAGAAAACTGACAAATTGCTGAATCAATTAAAAATTCAATATCCGGAGGTCTATGCTAAAGTTATTCAAAACAAGGATGGAATAAAATCATTAGCCAACGAACAGAAAAAGTATAATGAAGAGTTAGATAGAACGCTTACGTTAAATAAATTAATGCAAGCCGGAGTGCCGTTATTTGGGGAAAGTTTCAAAGAACAAGCTGATTCCTACACACGTTCTTTGGATGAACAAAATAAAGCTATAAAAAACTTAACGGTTGACTATAACTCATTAGTAAGTGAAATGCAGTTTATTTTAAAAACAGGGAATGATATTCCTAATAGTTTTAAAGATGGACTTAATTCAATTATTAACAGTAATTCAAGTATTGAAGAAAAAACTAAATTGCTAATAAATTATGCTAGGAGTTTAGCTACTCATAATTCTAATTCAAATAGAATGCTAAATAATCTTAGAACAAGTGCAACAAAATCATTAGATGATTTAGAAGAGGCTAATAAAAATAGAAAAACTCAGCTTGCAGCAATGAACGATTCTTACGAGTTACTAAGAGATAATGCCTTGAAAGAAGCTAATATAACTCTTAATGAATTCAAACAGCTTACAAAAGAGCAACAGCAAGATTTAATGAAAAGAATGGCAGTATTTATTAAATCATCCGCAGGTGCTGAAAGCGTATTTGCCCGTTCTTTTTTAAAAAATAGAATCAAACAAGATTTTAATATTGAATTTAATTATGATGAAAAGAAAGTAGAAAAGGAATTAGATGAAAAACAAAAAGCATTAGCTGAAGTTGTAAATAAATATAACAACAAGAAAGATTTTAAAGATAAAACCGCTTTAAAATTACCTGTTGTTACTGATGAAACAACTGTAGAAGAATATAGAGATAAGATTTACAAAGCAGGACAAGCATTAATTGATGCAGCTAAAGAAAATGAAAAATCTATTGTAAATCTTACGCCTCATATTGCTAAAGTAAAAGAAGAAGCAGTGAGATTAGCAAAAGCAGCCGGAGAAGAACAAAAACAGATTGCTTTACTTTTTGGTTACATTGATAAAAAAGCCGATAGAAAATCTGAGTCCGCAGAAGAAAGAAGACTTAAAGCTCAACTCTCACTGTTAAAGCAATTGCAATCTCAGTATGAGAAACTTCGTCAGACTCAAGGAGAGATGGAGGCAACTAAGACACTTCAAAAGACATTTGGGGATACATTCAGTAATCTGTTTAAAAAGCCTATTACAAGTATTGGATTTGATAAAATATCAATTGCTAATGAAGCAGACTCAATAGGTCAGACATTAGGAGAGAAAATCGCTCTTTCTATTAGACAGGCATATGATCAATATTCTTCAGAACTTAGAGCTACGGCTACAGTAACAGCTACCGTAGAAGGTATAAAAGATATTGAAAGGCAGTTTGATTCTATGTTTAATGACTATGAATTATACATATCATTGGAAAACAAAGGATTGGACATGGATGCTGTAGCTAAAATGTTTGATATTGCTCCAACAACTCTTGACAAAATTAGAAAGAAATTAGAAGAAGTTTATCCTGATCCTGCTTCCTTAGGGCAAAAACAACTTGATTCTTATTTTAGTATTCAGAAAAAAATTACTGATAAAGATAAAGAGGAGACACGTAAACGATTAAATAATTTTGTTGAATACCTAGCAAATTCTGTCGATAAGATTAAACAGGTTCAAAAATCAGGAGGGTTGGAAATTAATCTTGCAACTGGCATGTTTAATAAAAATCAGCTTGATGCAGATCAATATGTTACTATTGTTAAGAATGTGACAGATAAAGTAAACAAAGAAGTTAGCAAACTGAATCTTGAGAAGTTTAAACAAACACCGGAGTATTTACAGGCAATGGGCGATCTTTCTGCTTATACTACGACAGAATTAGAAGCATTGATTCAAAAAATGCAGCAATTTATCTCAGAATCGGCAGGAAGTCTAAATGCAACTGATTTAAAAGTTTATTCTGACGCTATTGCTAAGATACAGGATCAAATTCAAAAGAATAAATCTCCCTTCGCTAAAAATGCTTTTGCTGAATATCGTCAATTAGTTAATTTAGAAAAGGAATATCAAGCAGAAAAAGAAAGACAGAATCAGCTTATTGTAGAACAAGCAGAAAGAATTAAAGAAGTTGCAGATGCTACTCAAAGATTAAAAGAAATACAGGAAGCAGGAGAGTCAGGAGATTTTCTTCAGCCCGGTTATAAAGATGAGTTAGCTGCTGCAAATGAAGAGTTTCAATTAGCTAATTCTAATTTGGGGGATACTAATAATCAATTAAACATTTCTCAAGGAAAATTAAGCAATATCTCAGGGCAAATCGGGAAAGTATCCGGTGGACTTGGTTCAGCAATGGGCATGGTTGATAAAATCGTTACTGGAATTTATCAGTCCATTAATGCAACACTCGATCTTATGAATCAATTCAAGGAACTTGCTGAAAGTCGTGGAATTGATACTAATGTGGGTGGATGGAGAGAAGTTCAACAAGCCGGAGAATTACTTGGGAATGTTAATGAAAGAGTAATGTCTTCTTGGAATAACTTTAAAAGTGGTAATATTGCCGGAGCCGTAGCTGACGCTATTGGTTCTATTACAACTGTCTTTACTACTTTAAATAAACAACATGACGCAAGAAGAGAGCAGACGATACAAAAAGAAATAAAAGCTGTAGAAGATCTGCAAAGAGCTTACGAAAAGTTAGGAAAAGATATTGAAAAGGCTTATGCAATCGACACTCTAAATGCTAGCAACGAGAATGCTCAACGTAATATTGAACAACAAATTCAAAGTTATGAGAGAATGATTGCTGCCGAAGAAGACAAGAAAAAAACAGATAATGATCGAATTAAGGAATGGAGAAATACTATTGAAGATCTTCGGGAAGAACAGGCTAATCTCAGAAACAAACAGACTGAAGAATTAGGAGGGTTCGGATCTGAACAAAATGTCAAATCAGCAGCGCAAGATTTTGCAGATGCATGGTTAGATGCATATCGGGAAACTGGAGATGGACTTTCTGCATTAACTGATAAATGGGATGAATATATAAATAATGTCATCGCTAAACAATTGATGTTAAAGGGAACTGAAAAATTTCTAAAACCAATTATGGATATGATGGATGGTTTCTTAGCAAGTGGAAGCAATCTGACAGATGAAGAATTGGATAAGTTAAGAGAAGAGATTAATAAGACTATGCCTTTACTTAATGAATTTTGGAAATCCATTTCAGATAGTTTTAAACTCCCATCCACCGGAGACACTGAACTTAGTGGTCTTCAAAAAGGAATACAATCAGTAACAGAAGAAACGGCACAGATCGTTGAGGCGTTATTGAATTCAATAAGATTCTTCACTGCAGATAGTAATTTGCAGTTGAAAAATTTATATTTGGCATTTACAAGCGTTGATCCAAAACTTAATCCGATGTATGGAGAACTTGTAGCACAAACTGCAATACTCAGAAACATCTATGATGTTTTGAATAGTGTAGTAACTGCAGGAGGAAATCATCCGCTAGGAGGATTGGCTGTAAAAGCTTTGATTTAAGTTTGTTTTCAGGATTTCTTATGAACCGTTTTTGCTCTAATGATTGGGCAAAAACGGTTTTATTTTTTCCATTAACTCTTCTAATATATTACTGTAGTAGGCATAGTATTTGAGTCTATGCTTAATCTTGGCATATCCCATTTTTACAGATCTAGGATTATAGAAATATTCTCTAGCAATTGCTCTAGGAGTCATTCCTAATTTGAAATGCAAGATATAAAAGATGAAATATCTAGCATTGCTTACACTTTCTCTTGTCTGCTTATTGATAATATCTTGTTGCGTAACTCCAAAGTATTTAGCTACTTCATATTTTATATTATCAATTAATTCTCTTTGTTTTTCGTCTAACTCCATGAGTGAAATAAAGTTTTCACAAATGTATGAAAACATTCACTATTATCAAAATGTATTCAAGAATATTTTAAATATCGTTGATATTCAATTTGTTACAACCGTAATAAACTGGCTAGTATTATTCGGATAAAATTCGCTCATTTAAGCATAGTTCAATGTCGAGCTATATTAAATGTAATTTTATGGAATCAAAGACAGTTGTTTATACTCCCGAAACAGGGAGTGGAAGCGGAAGTGGTATGATGGCTATGCTTGCTCCACTTTTGCAGCAAAAGGGTATTGACCCTAACTTGTTGATGGCTTTGAACAGCAAGGGTAATGGTAATGGATTTGGTGGAGATGGTTCATGGTTTATGTGGATTATCTTCTTATTCTTCCTTTTCCCTCTGTTCGGTCGCAATGGTTGGGGTAACGATGGTGGTAATGGCGGCGGATATGGATTCGCTGGTGTTCCAAATTTGATTAACAATGATGCAGGAAGGGAATTACTAATGAGTGCTATTCAGGGAAATGGTCAAGCTATTAATACATTAGCTACCAATTTGAACTGTTCAGTTGGACAGATTCAGCAGTCTATTAACAGCGTTATGACTCAGATTCAAGGAGTTGGTAATCAAGTAGGTATGTCAAGCCAACAGATTATCAATAGCATTCAAGCAGGAAACTGTCAGATTGCACAAGCTATTGCAGATTGTTGTTGCAAGACGCAGAATGCTATTACTACGCAAGGCTATGAAAATCAATTGTCTATTTGCAATCAGACCAATACATTGGTTAACACTGCAAATCAGAACACTTTGGCTTTACGTGATGGAGCAACTGCTAATACGCAAGCTATCTTGTCTAAATTGGATGCTATGCAGAATCAGAACTTGCTTGATAAAATTGATAAGCTTCGTGAAGATAAGAGCACTTTGCTTGCTCAAATTTCTAACGATGCACAGACAAGAAATATTCAAGCTTTCCAAGCTCAAACTATTGCGCCTGTAAATGCTGCTCTTAGTGATTTAAGTGCTCGATTGGCTAAAATTGAATGCCGTCAACCGGAAACGGTAACAATTCCTTACATTCCGGCGATGGGTAGTATGATTCCAGTTAATTATAGCGTGCCTGTAAATGTGAATGCGACACCTTATAGTAACTGCGGCTGCTAAGTATTGGTTTTAGATAAAGCGTTCTTTGACATGTTGGTAATAATTTCGTAATCGGATAGCGTTTTCCAAATAAATCCTTTATAATGGTTTATAAATCCGTTGCAACACAGAGAGATTTTACTTTGAGAATATCCTTCTCTTTGGGCTTCTGCCATAGAAGGATATACCTTAACTAAAATGTTATCTTTTAATTGAACAACAGGTATGCTTTTAGAGGTGTTAAATTTCCCGATTTTAGAAAGAGAATTCCTTTTCCTAGTTATTGGATTATTTACATTTTCAGTATGACTGCACCATTTTAGGTTTTCAACGTTGTTGTTTAATGGATTGCCATCTAGATGGTCTATTTCAAAACTGCTATTTGTGTTAGGTAAAAAAGACTTAGCTACTATTGTAGCAACAGTTACAGTTTTCTTTATATTATTTTTCCATAATGAAACAGTATATAAAGAATAACTCTCTTTTAATTTCCTAATAGTCGGTTTTAGTATTCTTTGTTTTGTCGATTTAATTCCATATCTGTTTTTTACATTACGAGATAAGGAGGCAATTCTTCCAAATGAAGATACCATATAAAGCCCTTCATATCCGATTACGTCACACCAAATTTCTCCTTCGAGAGTTATACTCTCGATAAATTCTTTGTTATTCATTTGATTACCGAATTAAATGATACCGAAGATTTAAAAGAAAGGGAAGAGCTTCGGTTTACTCTTATCAACAAGTTAATTACTCTTGTCTATCCCGATACAAAGATAGTAAAAATTTAAAGAAAGGAAAATATTATGTATGGAAATCCTTTAAATCCTTTTGGTACTTACTGGTGGACGGGTGGTCTCGGTTCAGCTATTCCGACAAGACAACGTTCTTGTTTGAAACAACTCTGTATATTTGAGTTGCCGACAACAAACGTAGCCTTATCAGAGACGAGTGTAGACTATGGGATTGACAAATGTCTGTATAATCAGCTTCCTTGTGAATGTTATGTGACTGTGCAAGTTAATCAAGCAGTTCCAACAGGTGGTGAAGCACTGCCTGTAACGATTGCTATTCCAACGTCCAATAATAGTACAAATGTAGGGAGTTCTTCTTCTAATAATGGTGAAAGTAAAGTAAATGTTATAGACCATAATAGTTCCAATGTCATTGGTTCTGATATAACAAGCTCTAAAGAGGTCTTTGCTTTTATCAACAAACGAGAAGGAATTATACGTTTTGTTAATTTTCAAACGGGCGGTACAACTCCTGCATCTACATCAGTAGCAAGTAAGTAAATTTATAGACGGGAGTAAAATCCCGTCTATGTAAAACAAATTAAAAAAGTTTATTATATGTTTTCATCAAGTAGACAAGGTGGTTTTATATATGTTCTTTCCAAAGGAGAAAGACCTACAGTTAAAATAGGACAGATCGAATCTGTAAGTTCACCTGTTCCTAAATATCCTACTTATAATCCGTCAATACCTTATAGCCCTCAACCGGAAATGCTTATAGACATTAAGGTTAGATGTGGCGAAGAGGTCTTAGACTTTCAGAAATTGCCTGCAAACGGTGAAATGTTTGCTTATCCAAATGTAATTGTTTCTGAAAAGAAGGAAGCTATTATTTCGGAAGTTGAAGCTATGATGCAGACGAGTAAACAAATTGTGGAAAGTGTTTCATATCATAATTCTGTTATAGAATCTTGTGATAGTATTTTAAAAGAACTAAATCCTCAATTTGCGAAAGAGAAGCAACAAGAAGACAGGATTAATTCATTAGAGCAAGAGGTAAAATCTGTAAAAGATGGATTGGGAGATATAAAATCTCTTTTAATTGAAATGAATACGTCTAATAAACCTAAAACAACAAATTCTAAATAATATTATTATGGGAATGATTGAAATAATGGAAGGCGAAAGAAAAGGTGGATTAGGAAAAGCCTTTAAAGACTTCAAAGAAAGTCTTGAATGCCTAAAAGAAGATTTCGAAACCCTTTGGGACGAAATGGAATCAATGGGAGAACGTGGCGGACAAGGCGGTTCTTATGGTGGTGGTAGTCGTGGTGGTTCTTACGGGAATAGATACGATGAATACGATGATGAAGAAATGATGGGAGAACGCAGAGGTGTAAGAGGCTCTGGTCGTGGTCGTCGTCGTCGCTAATACAAACTAAGGGGGATATAATAGTCCCCCTTTAATACTAAAAGATATGAAAAAAGGAGCGAGCTTTGATTTATATGATAATATCCCTGAAGATATGCGGATTTATCTACAAAATTATGGATTTAATTTTTCTAAAAAAATGTGTGATTGGGCAGTCTCTATGATGAAAACAAAAGAAGGCAAAATCACACCTATTACAAAAGAAAAGTTAGACGAACTGCTGAAAAGATATAATGTGACATTGGAAAAAGACAATGGTTATAATGCAGTATATGCAGTAAACATGGCGAGAGCAGATTATATGGGATCGTCTATACAAAACGAGCAAATGTTAGCACTATTCGTAAAAGACTATATCGATGATCCAGACTATCCATCTACCGAAAAAGCGTTTCGTCATTTCTTCGCTGATATGATGGGTATGGGTGTAGCTATTAATTGGGAAGATATGCTTTAATTTTAGGCACTTAAAATGTGCCTTTTTTAATATTATGGAAATAAAAACAATATACTTATCTAAATACGATTGGACTGTTACTATCTTTTACGATTATATTTGTAAATATTTTGAAGATGTAATGGAAGAATTAGAATATATAGAATGTGGGGAAGAATCACTCAAAAGAGCTTATAAAAATCTAACTACATGTGGATATAATAATGGATTAACTTTTTCTAATCATCTAGCACATAAAAGTGTAATTGTTATAGGTAGAACAAGTAGTGCTAAGGAGTTTGAAAAAACTTGGTCGCATGAATCAGGTCATTTAGCAGATCATATCTGCCTTACTTATGATATAAGTCCTCACGGTGAGGAAATTCAATATTTAGGAGATTATATTATAGATAAGACATGGGATTCAGCAAAGAAATATTTATGTGATTGTTGTAGAATAAAAAAACGATAATATGAAAAACAAAGATTTTAAAAAGGCATTAGAGAGTGATAGACCCATAAATTCTATGTTTGCACTGATTCCTGAAAAGAAAATGAAAGCCTTTAAGAAATTTGCAAAGCAATTTGGCTTTACAGAAGAAAAAATAAATGCTATTCTTACTAACGAAAAACAGAAATTATGAAATGCAAGAAGGTGAAATATGATTCTATCAAGTTAACAATCATTAGAAAAGACTACGAGATTAATCAAGCGATCAAGAATCTGATAAAAGATTTGCCACATTGTGAGTTTGAAGATCTAAGATTTAAACTTCTAGATGAAATTATTGATCTTAGAAGACTAAAAGAAAATAGGCTACCGTAGTAGCCTATCTATAATCAAAGTTTTAGTATCTGTTTTCTTTGTCTTTCCTGTGAATAAGAAACGTGTACCCAACTAAAATTTGACTCGTTTATTAATTGATCGAAGGGGAGATTTAATTCCTGAATTAAATTAAATAATTTTTCATTTTCTTTAATTGATCCTGCACTGATATCTGCAGCTTCCCCCTTTCTGTGTTGACTTGTTGCTACACCTCCAACTTCTTTATTTAGCTCATCATTTCTGAATCCACTATTGACGTAAATAGGTTTCCCATATGCTTCTCTTAATGGATCTAAAACCTTTTCAATTAAACTTTTCAAACGACCTACTTGCATTCCATCCGGTATATTCTTTATACCTTTCGCTTTAGCTGTACTAGATTCGCACAACTCTCCAACTGTAAAATATTTACCCATATTAATCTTTATTTTCGTTACGTGTATTATATCTCTTTAATCTTTTTCGCTTATTCCATTGTCTTCAATATATTGATTACGTCTTTTGAGAGCTTCCTCTAACGTTCTATAAAATCCGACATCAATACTTTTACCTTTATGGTATACACGGACTTTATATCTTGTTGGTTCTTTAAGACGAGACATTGTTTTACGATATATCCATTTATGTCCAGTATTACTCATGATTATCTATTGTCGCCATTGCCATTTATCATATTCCTTTCCTTACGAGATTTAAGTTTGCTATAATTCATTTCAGCTATCTCATCTAAAGTGTAACCTAAATCATGTGATAAGGTAGCACAATACCAAAGTACATCTCCAATTTCTTTTGCGATTTCTCTTTTTCTGTCATCTGAAAATTCATGATTGTTGTCACGAATAACTTTTTTTTACTTTATCCGAAACTTCTCCCGCTTCTCCAGTTAATCCTAAAGTGGGATAAACAATCTTATACTCTTGTGGATAATTCGCTGTTTCTAATGCTTTTAATTGATATTCATTCAATTCCATCTTCTAATTCTTGAGCTTTAATTATACATTTTGAAATAATCTCAGGGTTGGTTAGTATAGAGTCTAGCTTTTCATATGCTGCTACTATTTTGAGTTGATAATTATAATCAATGTCCGGTGCTTTTCTAAAACACCATTTGGTTAAATTAGTTAGTATGCTGAAAAGCTCTTTCTGCTTATACTTCGACAAAGATATAGCATTATTTGTATATTTGAAAGAATCTGCGACTCTATATGCAGTTTCCCATATAGAATAATGCGTCATACTTCTTGCTACCTCTACGTGAGATAAAAAATAAGTATTTCCGAATTCTCCCGGAAGAGTATCAAGATATTCTTCAATTGATTCTTGATATTCTTTTAATACAGGCATTACATATACATCAAAAAGATCACAAAAATTAGAGTATATGTTACCCGATGTTGAGGATATCTTATTTACTATTTTCTGATATTCCCGGACTCTTTTAAATGCTGCCTTATATATCTTCTTTGTTTCTGAGTCACGATTAGGCATCATTGTATTTAAGTCGAGAACGCAAACATTACATAATTCATTGACATACAATACTGCATATGTGCTTATTAATGTAATTTGTTGAGGAGTCAATGGAATTTTTGGATCTGACTCTTCAAATTCTTTTGGATGAGCTTCTTCATATCCCATTCCAAATAAAGCAAAATCTACAGATGCAGGATCACCGGGCACAAGTTCTCGACATTTATTTGTCAACTCTATACAAGTCTTCATGTCGTTACTCTTACGTTTAATATAGCCTAACTCTCTAGCTTTATTAAGCACATGAACGTCACATGGAATTAATAATTTAGACTGATCTAACGATTTCCATATCCCTACATCAACAGGACTGTTTTGGCGAACAAGCCATCTAAGCATTAAACACAGGCGTTTACAGCATGATTTAGTCTCTTTGGGTATTCCCTTACATCCATAGAATATATTGATTAATACTTCAATATATGTATCAAATATTCCCACACTCTTCATAGCATGAGTAATACATTCTTCGAGTGAATCGAAATTCGTATATATCTGCTTTAAGAAATAGCAGATATTTGCTAAATCAAAATTAGTAAGCATTCTATACCAACATTTATCTTCACCAAATGATAACGGATATTTTTTAGACATAATCCATTGGTATGGTGAATCTCCCATAATAGCCAATGTCTTTTCGCAAGCTTTATAGATTTGTTGACGGTTGCCGAAAGCTAGGATAGAACAGATTACTGCTGCGACTTCAATGTCTCGCTTGTCTTTATACTTCCAAAGGAAAGAAACAGGGTCTTTCTCGAAGTATTTTCGATCTTCATATTTCTTTGATAGTTCTATTATTTCTTGATTATTCATACGGTTCTTAATATAACAATTAGACTTATGATGATAGATATTAGACTTATTATGTTTGGGATAAGCCATCGTAAATCATCTTTTTTCATATCCCTTATTTTCTAAAATAATAATATGGCTATGTCCTTTTCCTGCTGACCAACTTTCTCCTTTGATAACAGTGTAATCTTTCAATCCCTTTTCTCCGCATTTAACAAAATCATCAACGCCATCAAAGACTAAAGGTTCTTTATTTTCTAGTTTTTTCTTTACTCCATTCAAGCGTTCATTGGTCTTAATCCCAATATAAACTAATGCATATCCGATAAGCATCCCTATGATGAATGCCAAAAAGTTTTCTCCTGTCATAAACTATTCAGTATAAAAGGTGTAACAATTTCTAAAAAACGTTTTTGCTAAATTCATTGAATCTTCTTTGTACCAATTAGGAACATTATTCACAATAGCGAATTGTTTCCCCTCTTTTTTATAATAATGATTCAAAAAATACCCAGTTGTACATCTGTATATTTCACAATTTGGAGCTTTAAACATTTCCTTTCCATCTATTTCCATTGGAGATATAGCTATATATTTCTTATGTTTAGTGAAGAAATAACATTGAGGGTTATAGGCTGCACCAAAATCGAATACAGTATAGTTCTTTGGTATTATCTTTGATAGATAATAATACGGTTCTAAAAAACCAATAAAACTATTATCTATACCACAACATTCTTGTCTGAATACTCTATCTTTTTCTTCTTTGGGAATTAAGGATAAAGTATAGTCTATTAATTCTTGTTCAGTCATTTCTTCTCCTTTCTTTTCCTACGTTTCTCTATTATTTCATTAAAGGCTTTCTCTATTTCTCGAAAAGTGTGTCTAAACGCCATAGTATCTACATGCCTTGTTTTACCATTCCATAAACAATATTCACTGCTCTCGTTAATTAACCATTTTACACCTCTGCTGTGAATCATTCTTTTCCCATGAAATACATCAAATACTTTACATGAGAATATACTGTAATCATAGCATTTCATCCTTAGCCAATAATTATGATGATATAAATAAGCTAAAATAGATAATATATCTTCTTTTTCATAAGGATAACGAGGGCTTGGGAAGTACCTTAGGGAATCTTGTAGTTTTATATAACTATCAATTAAAGAATTAGATATATCATCCTCTGTGTGCATTAATTCGCTAGGATTTACATCTCTGTTAAATAACATTCTTATCATGTCTGCCGCTTGTTCGCATGATTTATAATCTTTTGAGTATTTAAGATATTTCATTGCAGCCTTTTCAGTTTCTACTTCTTGATAGTATTTAAAACTTTCTATAATAAGCATAACAATTTCTATCCTATATAAGGCTTCTCCATACCTTACTCCCCAATTACTTCTATCTGCCATCACATTTTCATTTCATTGATAAATTTCATTATATCATCACTGCTAACATGTCCTCTCCCTTTTGGCTGTAATAATGCATCAGCAAAAAGATCGGCTACCACGTTATTAATAAATTCTTGCAATAGATGTTTAGTCTTATACTCATCTTCATTAATATTTTCTATATGAGAAACTATCTTTTTTAGCATCTCATTATTTTCTTTCGTAATCTTAAGAAGTTCATTTATCAAAGAAGTTTCCATCTATTATCTTTTTTAATAAAAAATACATACACAAAGAATGACTACGAGAAATATTAAAAATTCAAATATATCTTTCATAAACCATTTATACAATCAATTTTACGATTGGTTCATTCTTATAGATTAATCCATTAATCTCAGTGGTTGTATATATAGCAAAATATATATTAACATCTGATTCAGTATATACTTTCTCCCATACTTTTGAAACTTCATTCATTATTTTTTTGAGTTTCTCTTTACCAACTTCTCCTATACCTATCCATTGCTTTTTTTCCACTGTAATAGGGTAGGCATCAGAAGGATAATGTGTAGCTAATCCTTCTAAAATATAAATACTATCTTTCATTTATTCTAGTTTTTATTTTCTTTTTGTTCTACTTCTTCTTCTTTTAAGTATGCAAATGAAGCCAAGTCTGAATCGAAATATACCTCAAACATATGCGAACATTCATTTTCGAATGATTTAATGTTATTATAAGCCTCGTTTGTTATATCATGATCATGACCGTATAAATTTTGCATTTTGAACGCAATATTTAATAGTTGCAATCTTTTATTGTTTAGAAAGTCAATTTCTGTCATTTCCTTTTTTCTTTAATTTGTTCCAAATTTATTTCCATACCTTTTTGCAATCCTTTTGAATAGGCATCTTTCCTTTCTCCGAAATTCCATAATATATATGTAATAATAAGTAAGATCATACATATCACTCTATGCCACATTGGTAATTTGATGCTAAATGGAGATAAATTAATCTCCAAATGCCCAACAAAGACAGCTATTATGATGAATGCTATGATTGACATTATTAATTCTTTCATTCTTTAGCCTCCATACTACTTGCTTCAAAGTCTTCTTTTGTCATCTGATATATATTTGTTATTATACATTTTTCGACTTTATTAGCAGCAGCAAGTTGTCTCTCAAGATCAGATGTATTCAAAACACCCGTAATTTTTAATAGGTTTCTTCCATAAATGGTTTTAGTATTACTATCGCACATGTAATTAACCATAAAATATCTAATTTTCTCTTTTTCCATCATTTCAAATTTATAAATTTTTTCTTCTTCCATATTCTGCTATTAATATTCCATCTCTATCTGGGTTCGCATACCTAAATCTATATAATCTATTTTTATATGTTGTTTTATATAATCCTCTACACTGGGCAGAAACATCATATCCTAATATCCTTTTAGCTTCATTTGCTGAACGATATATTTCTATGATATTACCATTTATATCTTCTTGAATTACTTTTTTGCAAGATGATGTATTTCTCTTTTTTTCTTTTATAAAAGGGTTATCATTATTTAGTTTCATTGCCTTTTTACGGCATTCATAAGTTTCAGGAAAATGCACATTTTCTTTTGGAGTGCACCACCTTAAATTTGCTGCATTATTATTATTTCTAATTCTATCGATATGGTCTATTTGAGGTTTATTTTCAGGATTAGGAATAAATGCTTCGGCAACTAACCGATGAACAAGAAATTTTCGACTTTCCTTTCCCTTATGTAATTTACATCTAACATATCCATTAGAGTCTTCTTCATTTTTTATCTTGGATTCTTGTAAAAAAAATCCTCTCATTTTAGGTAATGATTTTATACGTCCTAAGTTAGATACTTGATACAATCCTTCATATCCTTTAATATCTCTCCATTCTTCCATACTTAATAATTTTTACGCCTTAAATACTCACAAATCAATGTCGCATCGACCTTATTATCATCAATGTTATCGCATTTTTCTGTACGTCTAAAATCTAATTCAGGGAAAAGTCTCTTAGCTGCATTAATTGATGTCGCTTTAGTATTAACTTCTTTCTTGTTTATTTCTTTTTCTTTTATCTTTGTCTTTTTATAAGTTACAACCATATCACGGGTATCCCATAATTCGCTTTGCCAAGTTTTAGGCGCAATAAGATGATAAGGGATTTTATGAACAATAAGCAATGCCTGTAATTTACCATATATTTCTCCAAAAGAAAAAGTAGCTTTAGCCGAACTGCCAAAAATAGCATGTACTTGTTCTAATCCAGCTACAATATTAGGATATTTAGCTTTTAAATAAGAAATCGTATCGGATATTTGATAGAAATCATTATCCTTTAGGCTCATGTGAACCCATTCATTATTTACTTGGACGGCAATAAAACCAAGATTACCTGGATCTATTCCTATATAACATTTATTTTCCATAATTCTGCTTCTTTTTATTTTCTAACATCATCCATAATAAATCAACTACTGGAATATTTTTTTCAAATGCCCATTTAACTAATTCCATTTGGTTCCCAATGTCCAATTGTGTTATTGGGAAATAATAAAAAATAGGATTCTTATTTTCATTTTCCTGTGTCCATTCATAAATGGATTGCAGATAATCACACAATTTCCAACATTTTTTAGGTTTAATCA